AAAAAACGCGATAAATACGGCATTAGCACTAGCATACCGCCGTAGGCACCGCATACAGTAAGTGCTAAAAATTCTTTAATTGTATCTCAATATTTCCGTTGACAATGATTATCTTGTCAATTATAGTTTTAAGTATCATATTTTTTTGCTTCTTGTCGATGCTGTCCCAAACATCGGCAAGTTTTTTTATTTCATCATATACGATAGTGTTCTTCTGCTTGACGGAAAAGTTTTTCCGTTCTTCCGATATATTCTCTTTAATCGCAGATATATTTGCTTCAAGCTCCTTAATCATGCTCAACACTGTGTCGTTGCCATCAGCATACAAGCCGTAAAGCCTTTTTAATTTTGCCTGCTCCTTGTCGAGTTGCGACTGCATAATATCAAGCTTTGTTTCCTTCTCCTTAGGCTTGTACGATGATAAGTCAAGCGATATTTTGAGCATTTCTTTCTCGACTTGCTCCTCTATATCGTCCGCCCATTCGAGTGAATTATTGCAGTCCGGGTTGTGGTTTGGCAGATAAGACATAGCCTTATTTCTTGACATGCAATATATCTTGTGCTTTTCATGCGTCCACTTCTGATATCGCATGGCGCATCCACACACACCACAATAACATAAGCCTGTCAATAGGTTCGGTTCAGTTATGCAACTTGCTTTATTGCAGCTTCGAGATTTTCTCAACTGTTGTGCAAGTTCAAACTGCTCCTTGTTGAATATAGGCTCATGCAAACCTTGATATATCTTGCCCTTGTATGGTATCATTCCGATATTTACTTCGCTTGTTAGAACCTTTCTCACTACAGATTCCAATTTAAAACCACAAATTTCTTTAATTCTCACATCTGAATAGCCGGATATGAACAATTCAAGACCTTTTCTTGCTTGTTCCGCTCGTTCTGGGATAGGTATTAATATACCTTGGTCTTTGTTATAAGAATAACAATAAGGAGTATTACCGCCACCCGGCCAGTAACCTTGTTTTACTCTTTCAAGCATCCCTCCACGCATACGCAACATCATTGTATTCTTATCAAGCTGTGCAAATACAGCCATCATCTGCGTGTAGGCCTGCTCCATTGGGCTATCATAGCTTACACTATCATGTACGCACTTAAACTGTACGCCGTTCGGTTGGAATATCTTCTCAATCATATATAAACCATCAATCATATTCCTTGATAATCTGTCAAGCTTAAAAGCCACCACGCAAGATACCCTCTTGTGTTTGCAGTCAGCAACAAGTCTTTGAAGCTCAGGGCGGTTCATATTCGCCCCGGTGTAGCCATCGTCAACATACCAATCTGTCACAATCAGCTCATTCTTGGAGCAGTAGTCGAGAATATCTCTTTTTTGGCTTTCTAGTCCGTTACCTTCTTCTACTTGCTTCTCCGTTGATACTCTCATGTACGCAACACATTCCATTGTTTAACCTCCTCTTATTAAAAAGAATGTGCCGTACTTATCGCGTTACGGCACATTTTACTCTTATGCTTACTGATTGTCAATTATTGCTGCAATCAGTTCTTTTGTCTTGTCCGGTAATTTGATTTCACCTGCCTTGATTTCCTTGCCATTCTGTGTCACAATCACCATGATTCCCCCTCCAATCTGCTGATTTTTGACTTGATTCTTTCAATTCGCCTGTTCACTGTACGATTGCATACCGATACTTTCTGTGCAATCTCCGTTATCGTTTTACCTCTTGCAAGAAGTTTAAAAACTTCAATCTCTTCTTCTGTGAAATTGGCGTTGTTAATAATTGCATCAAGCTCCGGCTTAGTCAGCTTCGACAGCTTCATAAGCCGTTATTCCTCCTATTCTCCCTCTCCTCTTCGCCAGTTGAAATCCAAGCCACACTCCTCGCGCATCGTCTGTCTCATGTCAGACCAGCTCACGTCATCATCAGCAAGGCACTCAGCCTTGGTGTTGAATCTGTCAATGAATCTGTTTAGCCTTGAACGTCCAAAGTCGAACTCATCTCGGAGCGTGACTGCTGATAACAGGCATATAGAATCAACAGTATTGTTCTTTATCCGCTTGGTACACGCTTCTAATTCTTCATGCGATACTTCAAACGGAATAAATTCTGCGTTCCTCCGCTTCAACTCCTTAACTGCTTCATCAATGCCGTATCGCTGTGCGATATCTAATATCCACGCCGCACCCGACATTCTATATTCATGTATCTTCTTGTCACTCTTAGCCATTGTCTGTCACTCCTCACATTCTTTCGCATTCCAGCTCATCAGCACTCACACTAAAGTATGCTGCTATCTTATCTAACGTATGCGGTCTAGGGTATGCCTTGCGACATAAATACTTGCTCACCTGTGCCTGAGACAAGCCCAAATCGCTGGCAAGTTTAAACTGCGATACCTTTTGCCTTGCCATAAGCACCCGAAGATTATCAGCGAACCTCGTCATATTTTACTCCGTTTCCGGCTGCATTTAACCCAGCTCTGTAACCCTCTTCGTATGCTTCAATGATTGCATTGTTTTTGCTTGCTCCTACTATCAGGAATGTTGCCATAGCCGATAATATCGTTCCGGTCAAAAAAGCTATTGTTGTTGCCATCAATAGTTATACCCCCTCCATTTGATTTTGCACTCCTCGCATAGGCAGGAGCTTTCTGTGCGCGGCACTTTCCCGCACATAGTACACAACCCTTGTGCCTTAAGCCGCTTTCGTCGTGCCATAACCTCGTCTGATTTCTTTCGTCCGCATATTTCGCAAGTTACTCTGCCCGGGCGTGCTTTCCTTGTCTTGCATATTGTACATAATCCTGCTTTCAGTGCTATTTTCCTTGCGTATTTAGTCATTTCACTTTCAGCTTTCAAGCAATTCTCGCACCTTGAAAGCTTGTAATTGTCTGGCAGTTTAGCTCCACAGTATGTACATTCATGGTTCGCCTTGCGTTTATAATATATTTCGTTAGCCACCATCTTTATCTCCTTTCTGTATTATTTTTCGCTCCATCTCTTTGAATTGTTCGTCCGTATATCCTCTCTGTGAAAACTTGTTAAACGTGTTCTTTGTCCTTGGTGTTGAGCTTTGGGTTGTGCTCATACTCACCATCTTAGCCGGGTCATCTGTGTAGGCTCCGTTAGGTTTAACACCTATCTGCGATTTCTCCTCCGTGTACAGTGTAGGCTTATATCTGTCCTTAGGTATGGTGTTATGTAGCCGCCAATGCTTAATTACAATGACGTTAGAGTTAGGGAACGTCAGAATATATCGCTTGTCAATCAACATCTGCAAGTCCTCGCTTGACGCTTGACATTCCCGCGCAATCCTCTTAGGTGCATCCACGAAGCCGTCGTCATCCGCTCTCATGCACAAGTGAAAAAATAAACCCTGCGCCGATATTGGCATATCAAGGAACGCATCCGAATCTATTAACTTTTTTGAGAACATTCTCTTGTCTGCCATCACTTAATCTCCTTTTTCGTTTGAAATACGTTTTGCATATTTTCAAACACATTTTATTATTGACTTATGTTTAAATTCTCAAACATAGCACACATAACATCTACAACTATGCTGTTGCCAAATTGCTTATACATCTGCGTATTGCTGTTTACTGCTGCCATTTTGGATATGTCCTCGTCCGATACTCCCATAAGCCTGCCACATTCTCTGGGTGTTAGCTTTCTAATCCTATATTGTGGCTCAATTACAAGGTTGTCTTTCTGCACTGTTGTAAGTGTGTTAGATACACCATCTGTTCTTGGCTCAAGTTCTGTCATATTGTGTCTGCTTTCTTGTACTTCTCCGTTTTCATAGGCTTTTCTGATAGCTTTGCCATATTCTGTCCGTTTTGGCGTCAGCACACTGCTTTCCATTACAAGATTATCCTTTTGAACACTTGTTAGGCAATTACTGGTCCCTTGCGTATTCGCTTCTAACCTCTGTTCTGTTGGACTACCCACGGACGTGTCGGACGGATTATCGGGATTTCTGCCACGCATAGCAACTATCTGACTTTCAAGAATTTTTGGCTCTTGATTACCACCTTGCATTGTACTCAATGTCGGACTACACCCCCCCACATCATAAATTCTGTTGGTACTCTCAAATTTTGCTTCAAGAGAGCCTATTACATTTACATCTGCCATTACTTCAATCACTCCACTACTTGTTTTATTGGCTCTTAGAGTAGGGCAAATCCCCCCCCTAAGCACCTTTTCGCCACCAAATTTTTTTACTTTCAAAAAGCACTATTCCGATAGCGTCTGTTAATTTTTCAATTCAATTACTCCATTCATTGTATCAAAGCCTGTTCCAAAGCCTTTATAATCTCTAGCACACAACGTTTTTGCTACATCATTGTCAATTTTATCTACATGATTATAATTAAGCATTGCATTCATTCTTGACAACGAGGCTTCCGACTGACCGCAAGTTTGATATTCCGCTCTGCTGTGTTGTGGCAATGTGCCGTTGTCAATAAGCTGTTTTATCAGCTTGTCAGCCTTTTCATTGTTGATGTAATATTTTTCGTCTACATTATCCTCAAGATAGTCTTTTAACTTCTTTTTGAGTGGTATAGGCTGTGGGAAATGATAATTGTATTCACCCAGGAACGAAAACATAAAACATCTTTCACGATTTTGTGCTACGCCATAATTTTTAGCATTCAAGTCTTGATAGTAATTTGTGTAGCCAAGGCTTTCAAGAAAATCTAGCCACTTTCTAAAATCCGGCATATTGTCTTGACTATGTACCTGTGGCACATTCTCCATGAATAAAATCTGTGGCAATTCTCCGTTGCTATCTCTGATTTCTGTTAGTATTCTCTCAACTTCCCACAGTAGGCCGCTTCTTGTACCACTGCCCTTAGACATTCCGGCTTGTTTTCCGGCAACTGATAAATCCGTACAAGGGAATGAGTAAGTAAGTAAGTAAGTGAATGCATTTGTGTCGCAGATATTCAAATCTTCTGCATGAACCTTAGTTATATCCATTGCAGGAAAATCTGTACCATGCACTGCGTTATAGCTTGCTATGGCATACTTATCAAACTCCACAACTCTGTAATGTTCAAATTTTGTGCCTATTCTCTTTAGTGTCATTGCCTGACTTCCGTAGCCGGCAAATAATTCTATCAAGCGGATAGGCTTTGTAATACTAATTGGTTCTCTTGTGAAGTCAAATATGCTCATTTGATTATCACAAGAATAATTTTCAAAACTCATAAAATCTACCAAAAGGAAACCTCGGTTTTATGTGCGCACAACCTATTCCTTTCTTAGATTTTTAATTTACTTTCAAAACTTCTTTCATAGCATTAGCCATATCACAGATACCCTTGATATAATTAAATGCACCTATCATATATCCGTCTGAATTTTCTTCATCAACAACGCCTGTTGTGACAAGGTTGATTAGCCTTAATGCGTTGTGATTTATTGTGTTTTCGTCAATCTTCATTCTTCAGCTTCCTTTCTCTTAAAATCCTCACAAGACACTGTTTTACTGCAAGCATAAATATCTGCTCCAAATGGATTTCTTACTTCCAGATAGCCAAACTCGCAAATATTACAAAAAGTGACTTCCCTCATTGCTTTTGCAGTCATTAGGTTTATCTTCTTTCATTTCATCAAGTTTTCTATTCATGCAGTCATTATCTTTAGTAAGAGTATCTAACTTGTTCATAAGATAACAATATTCTTTATTACTTAAAATCTTCATTCTGCTTTGCTCCCTTCAACTGTTCTGCTATTTCCAACGCAATCTCTTGTATCTTAATCAAAATACCTATTATTGCAAAATCTTCGTTATCATATCTATTTTTTATTTCTTCGATTTTGTCAAAAATCAGTTTTGATTCTCTACTTATACCTTCTTGATACCAAAAATCTGCAATTTGCCCTTGATTTTTTCGCATTTCTTTCAGTTCTTCTAGCCACTCTGCAAGCTGATTATTGTAAGGGCTTGAAAATTCACCCTTTAAGTCTTTAATAGCTCTATCAATCGTCATTCACTTTCACCTACTTTCAATAAATCCATAAACTTCTCATACTGCTTCTGCGACACCTTATTATTAGCCTTATCTTCTCTTAATTCGATTTTAAGGTGTTTTTCAGCGATAGACGATAATTCCCTCGCCAACACCTTTTTTCCTTGCTGTATGCCATCTCTGTAGCCTTTAGATGGCTTAAATTCATTTATCTTTTCCTTACCTTCTCCTTGACCACCAGCCGTCTTATTATAGCGACACTGATAACCTTTCTTGCTGTACTCCAAAATCCAGTACTGTTCCCATTTATCAAGTTCAGATTCGGGATAATTGATAAAATTCAGTTTCCACCCATAAGGGTTATCATCACTATAAAAGCCCCTTTTTTTAAGAGACAGGTCTATGTGCTGATACCCTACAAGGTGTCCGCACATTCTCTGCATAATCCTAACCGCTTGCCCTATGTAAAAATATGAGATATTGTTTTCGTCAGTTCTTGTCAAAAAATATATTCCACTTTTATCATTAAGCTTAGGATTTAGTCTCAAAAGTCGCTTTCGATTCTCTGATTCTATAGCTTTCGCCTGTCTAATATTTTGGTTCACTGTTCCTCACTCTCTACCTTTTCAAATCTATATTTCTGTTCTGCATTAGGATATAGTTCTTTATTAACCTCACTCATAAACAATTCAAGAGGTCTGTTCCAGATATGTCCCTCGTATTCATACACAACTGACATTTCCTCGGTTTCTGTATGCCGTGAAATACCGATAATAGTAACAATCTTGCCAATCTTAAAATGCTTATATTTCTCGCCCTTTTTAGGTAAAGGTCTGTCAAATTCTGTATTGATGTTATCTGCCTTAAAGTGTCTTGTCAGTAGTGCAAGGTCGCAATTCGGCTTGTCCTCGCCGTCAAGTTCAAATTCCTCTGACTGCTCAATGTGTAACTGTTGCCACTGCTCACCATACATAGCACCCATATAACTTTCTAAGTCCTTAGAAGTAGTATTTCTATCAGATACCAAATATCCACTTATTCTTAATATTCTTGCCATACTTATTCCTCACTTTCTAATAACTCTGGATTGTCAAATATGTTTCCGACAACTTCTATTTCGGAACTCTTAAATCTCCACAAATCCCATTTTGCTCCAATTAAAAATATTTCTGATTTAACGCAAACCCAAGAAAATTGATAATAATTACTCTGCCAAAATGCTTTGTAAAGATTTCCTTGTTCATCTTTTACAATATCATTCTCCCAAATCAGGTTGCCGTTCTTGTCTCTGCCTGTGCATTGGCAGATTGTATCTGGTCGCACTTCAAAAATTCCATTTTCCTCTGTAAAATCCTCAAAGCAATCATATTCTGCTTTATCCGGGCATAAAATGTATGGAACACTTTGACCTAATCTAAAGAACACATTTGTAATTAGATTGCCAATTACCCATTCTCCGTTATCAAGTCTCTTTGCTTTGAATAAATATCTATCTTCCATCTATTCCACCTGCCTTTACTATTTCGATTGCTAAATTCATTGCTTTTTCTTTTGCTATGAACCGCTTAACAAGTTCAGCATCAGCAGTTGTCATAAGCTGTGCAGTTGAATAGCCATCCCTTGCCGTTGTCAACTGTTCCACAACCTTATCCACATCGTAGGCGGTTGGCTGTGCGTCAATAAAATCAAGTATTGATTTCATCTGACTTTTGTTGTAATTTTGCCCTTCAAAATTCAGATTATCTGCATCAATCAATCTCATCGTTTGTCCTCCTATTCCAGTGTCGAATAGCTTCTTCGTCAGTGAAAAACGCTTTCCCCATAGTAATATCGCACTCTTCGTTAGTACAGCCGACAGTTACTGTTCCATATTCAGCATTAAAGATTATAATTTCTGCTTTTCCACCACAAAACGGACATGGTTTTAATTCTTCATTCATTCAGCATCACCCCAATCCAGCTTCAGTCCGCAGTGCCAACACCACGAATATTTTTCGTTCGGTTCTGTACCGTCGGAATTAAAAAAGTCTATCGGTATTTGGTCTGCTTCACATTCCGGGCATCTGTACGGTGTGCCGTAAGACTGCTTGTGATATACAATCTTCTTCGCCATCTGCTTTTCGAGTGCTTGTATTGCTATTTCGTTAGCTTTGTAATCATCTTCTGTAAACTTGCAGTCACTGTTCTTGTCCTCAATCTGCATAAACAATCGCATATTTTTCAGTTTTTCTACTGCTTCGCTCTCTGTCACGAAACCACCTTCTTGCTCTTGTTAATTCTTGTAGTCTTACGCTTCTTCTTACTCCCTACATATCTGCTGCCGCCTGTTGGCTTGCCATAAATAAATGCACTCATGCTACCATTCTTAGACTTCATTTTCTCCACCTCCCAGTGCTTCAATCGCCATGTTAATAGCTTCAATCGTTTTTTTGTTTGTGCCTACGAACTCATGCTTTGATACATCAGATAAATTTAATTCCTCAAATATCCCTATCGACTTGGACACTACCCTCTGTTCCCTACGCAAATACTCTATTGCCTCGTTAACATTCATCAGATTCCCTCCCTCGATTTGAATTTCTTTCTCTTTTATGCTTTCCGTTGTCGTACACCGTACATTCATTACCTCCCGGACACGGTCTCCTGTGTCCGGTTATTAATATATACTGGCAGAACCTGTCGCCACTCTCACAACTCATGCGACAACTGTATTTGCAACTGCTACACTTCTTTTGTTTCGCCATGCTGTCTCATCTCCTTAGTTAAAGGGTAAACCTGTATCTTCTACATCAAGCGGCAAGCTCATAAAACCATCACTCGGAGTTGCCGTCTGTAGTCTAGGACTTGGTGCCGGACTGCTGCCGGTGCTGTTCTTGCTCTCTGCGAACTCGCACTCCTCAATAACGACATCTGTTGTGTAGACTTTCTGTCCGTCCTTGTTGGTATAACTGCCAGTCTGAATACGTCCGACAACCGCTATCTTAGTACCCTGATGTAAGTATCGTTCAATGAACTCCGCTGTCTTGCCAAACGCTATGCAGTTGATAAAATCTGCTGTCTGCTGTTCACCCTCCTTCTTGTACTTCCTGTCAACTGCAAGTGTGAATTTCGCAGTTGTAACATTCGTCACAACGCTTACCCTGATTTCCGGGTCTCTCGTTAATCTTCCTACTAAAAATACTTTATTGATAAGTCATTCCACCTTTCCGTAACACTCCTTGCATAGCTGTTTGCTATCAAGGGTGTATTTCATATCTTCTTCGTGCATCTCTGTCCCACAATTATCACAGGTGTAATACACATACTTCTTATGCTTCCGTCCACAGCCCTTACATTCGGGGCAGTCTCGGCAATCATTCTCAATATGCCTCATTCCTTTCAACTTCTCCTTAATTTCTTCAACCGCTGATACAGAAAGCCCATGCTGTTCTTTTCGCCCTCCATAAGCTTCACACTATTAGTAATGCGGTTCTTATTGACTTCCGCTTGGTACTTCTCGCATTTATCGTGGTACGCCCCACAACCTCTGTCGGGGCAATCTCGACAACATTTCATTCGTCTAGCTCCTTACGCTGATTTCCTCCGCTTCTGATTGAAGCCATTCGAGTTTACATTTATTGCAATCATAATCATGCCAACCATGAATGCACTCATCGTATGGGTCTTTCATGTATGGACAAGGCATCAACTCTGCCAGCTCTTCATCCGACATATTCCTTATTCTGTCGGCATTGGTTGATACCTTACATCTAAGAGCTCCATCGGGGCAGCCATGGACATTAGGTATTGTAAGGCGTACTATACAGCTAGTCTTATATTCGCAAATATCGCATTTCATCGTATTCACTCTCCTCAATCCTCGTAAGCAATCTCTACGCCGTCAATATCTGTCTCATTATTACGGGCTACCATGGCTCTAATAATTGCAACATAGCCATCATCTGTTAAGTCAATAGGACAGTTATCTAATGCTCTCAACAATTCATGGATAGTATCTACTTCCTCATCGCTAACGCATATCTGATATACGGTTTTCATTTTGCTTCACCTCTCAATTCTTTCAGTTTCGCTTCTGCTGCGGATTTTGTGAGGAATAATGTTTTGCCAATTTTGTTTATATCTGACAACTCAAATGTACACTTATCTATTGCACATGGTGTTTCATTTGGAATACCTAAGATGTAATAAACATCATCTCCGATTTTACAAGGCAATTTCAAAAGTCTGCCTTGCTCTTCTAAGTCCTCATAATCTTTCAACTTAAGGTATGCTTTCAGCCAATATTCGGCATTATCATCTAGTGTTGGTATTTCTTTATCACTGTTTGTTAATCTCTCCATTACTGCTCCTTTCTGCCAGCGTGTAATAGCCAGCTGATAAAATGTACTATATAGAACAAAGGATTTAATAAAAAGCCTATTATGATTACTAAAGTGCAGGCAAACATATTTAGGTCCGTACATTCATATACCTGCTTTGGGGTTACTGCAATATTTTCATAGTCTCCAATTGTTGCAATGAATATTCCAATAATCCAAATAATATAAACAACTAACATTGCCTTACTCCTTTCTAAAACGGGCACTTGCTAGGATTGTTTAAACTCCAACTCTTACCCTGCTCCGCAACATCCACATTCGCACCGTTTACGGCATTTTTCATCTTTGCGATAAAACTATCCTTATCAGCATTTTCACTTGATAAATGGCACATTATGATATTCTGCAAGCTGTCTGAATCATTAGCCTTGACAAAATCGCAAGCGGTATCAATGCTTAAGTGACCTCTGAAAACGTGATTAGCTTTTGGATTGTCGGTATCAACTAAATCCTTGTCATAGTTCACACCTAAGAGAATGTGGTTTATGTCTTTAAATTTCCACTTGATAACTTCGCAATCCGTTATGTAAAGCATTTTCCCCATTTCTGGATGCATAATCAAAAATCCGAATATCTGGCAAGCTTCGCCATTTGCGTCTGTATGTGTCCACCTGCCGTCTATTGTTGTTAAATCAAAAGGTTTTACTGTAAATCCGCCCATATTCATTGATTTACATCTATCGCCTAAATATGGGGCAAATATCGGTATTCCCATAGATTTAAAATCGTTTAATGACTTACTATGGTCTAGAGGTGGGCGTGACTTATTATCACGCCCCTTATCCCCCTTATATTCCAGTTCAAACCTTTCTTAATCTCCTTGATGCCGATACCACAATCAAGGATAAGTGTTTCTCCACTGTCGGAAGTTAAGGTGTAGCAATTACCTGTACTTCCTGTTGCAATACATTTAAGTTTCATCAATTCTCCCATCTATGTTCGTCTGCGATTTTGTCAATAACTTGTCTTATTTCCCACTTTTTATCATCGTCAAGCTCGTGCCTTAATACTTTAGAAAAAGCTGTATCATGCGCATATCCTAAATGCTCCGAAACTTCCCACAACTTTACGCCATTTTCTTCTGCATATTCTCTAATATCAACATTTTTCATACTTCCACCTCATCATCTTTTGGAAGTTGAAAAAACTTGTGAGTACTAACTGAAAATCCAAGTCCTGAAGAATCTGCATTGACACTAGAAGTTTCTGTATTAGCGCCTCTTAGCATTTCCATAGCTTTCTCTGCCTTTTCCTCGGTCGAGTACTCCGCAAGTGCCTGTGAATCGGTAATCAAGTTGCTGTTAAAGAAGTAAATCTTCTTGTTAAGCCTGATAACCGCCACATGCTCGTATGGCACATCTGTTGTTCCATCCTGACTAATTATTCTCATGCTTACCCTCCATGATTTTCCTTGCAACTGCACCAAAATCGCTATCGGTAGCGGTAGAGCACTTATCAGGGCATTCAATAGCCTCATTCAGTATCATATTAAAGAGTTGCTTATCACCATGGAGCACTTTTTCATATATCACTTTGGTTAGAACTCCCCAATCGTCTATAACGTCCGCACCCTTACCGGCAATCATTACTATTCCCTTGTCACTAGCAATCATATAACCTCCTATTCTGCCGTCATAAATGGCGGTAACTCGGTCTGCTCTGTTGACTGCTCCTTGGTTGCTTCTATCGCCGTTGCGCTGGAATTATCTTCTATGAACTCAACTGTATTAGAGTTCTCGTCAATCTCAGCCTGTGCAAGCTGATAAACTTCGTCCATTTCAACCTGTGCCTGTCTTGCCATTGGGTCATAATTCTTCGGAAATTTTTTTGTGGCATTGTTGCACATTTTCCTCTGAATCATGCTCTCTGGGGTATCAAGCCAAGCACCCGATATAAACGGTCTAGCGATTTCGCACTTTATCATATCGTCTACGGTTTCGCACTGCCTCAACGCGTTGAGAACTTCTTCCTTTTTCTCTTTTATCTTCTTTTTCTCTTCCGGTGTAGCGTCATAACGAGTGCGTTCCACTTCCTTGTTGTACTGCTTTTTCGTGCCGGTTATTATTCCGAAAGTTTCATTCTGCATATTCTGCTTTACATGGGACAGTAAATTTATCTTTACGCTGTCTCTGTCCGCGGATAAATAAGTAACCGTTCCGTCCTTTAACTTCACAGGATATACAACTCTTACAGCTTTGTCGGACAATCCTTTCTCTTCCCACTCCGGGTCGGTGATTGAAAGCCCTTTGTGCTTAGGCGGAACGTACACGTCACCCTCCTTGATAACCCAATATGGATAAACTGTATCAACATTCTTCCCGTAGTTGGATAAGAGCGAATCGTAGCCAGCTCCCTCAATTCCCATTTCGACCTGCTTCTGCCATATTTCTTCTTTTGTTTGTGGGTCAGTGCCTACTTTTACACTCCTTAACTGGAAATAGCACTCCCTTGGGTATGCGCTAGCATTGAGCTTTAAGCTTGCACAACGCTTTACAATGCCCCTTATATTGCTTGTATCAAGATTACCCATATTAGTCTTAGGGTCATTCTTGACAAGATTGAATATGCTTGTCATTGCTTCCATAGCACACTCTTTTGCATAATCATCCATATTCATTCCGCAAGCCTTATAATCGTCAATAATAAGTCCTGTCATTGTATTGCTCCACTCGCTTAATGAGGTGGTAAATGCTTTCTTCTCTGCAACTGCCGTATTCTCTGCCATAATTATTCCTCGCTTTCTATCTCTTTAACTTATTTGCAAGTTCTATTATTTGTTCCGCACTATCGCCTCGCTTTATATGCTTGCTTACTGTTGCAACCGAAAGCCCACATATTTCAGCCAACATAGTTAAATTCATTTCTTCGCCTTTATATGTAAAAATTATGCTGTTTTTGTTCAACCTAGGCTTTTTGTTAATTGCTTCTTCAAAAGAATAGCCCAACATATCAATCCTATCTCTTAAAGTTTCAACTGGAATACCCCGCTCTCTTGCCCAGTCAGATAAAATCTTAGTTTCACCATTATAAGTAAACCATCTATTACATTTTTTCTTCCTCTGTTGTTCAGCAAAGGTTATCCATTGGCAATTATTAGGCTCATAATCTCTATCTTCATCTATTCGGTCAATAGTAAGATTTTCAGCATATCCATTTTCAAGTGCCCATTTTTCAAAGTTTTCGTATGTTTTCCATTCTTCACATACTTTTATTCCTTTTTGAGCATAATAAATAATATCCTTTCTTTTTGAATTAATAGAACATCTGTCCAACATATTAGTCCATATTGAAAATATCCTATGCGTTGTGATTTTGTACTTGTTTTTCAAACAACCGCAGGACTTCGTGTGTAAGGATGTTAATTTGCTTGTGAAGATTTCTTTGTAATTTCCGCAGTCGCATTTGCAAAGCCATTTGTGCTTATCAGGTAAATACTCAACAACTGTAAGTCTCCCAAATTTCTGCCCTGTTAAATCATTTTTGAACATTTATAATTTTTAGCTCCTTGTCATTAGACACGCATAATAAAATTAATTGTGATTCAACCATACTAATTATCTTTCCCTCGTTCTGCATATCCAAGCTCTCTACATCATCACAAAATATAGGTACTGACATACCGCTAATTTTCTGAATAGAGTTACAAATATCAACCCTGCCTAAAATCCTGTTGCCCTTATTGCTCATAGTGGTAAGAATCGACTTTCCGTTAACTGTAGGTACACAAACTGACTTGTAGCCGCCAGACTTGTTCAGTTCAAACAACTTCCACTTGACTAATGAGAAGTGGCTGTTAATGCTGTCAGATAATGTTTCATTCTTTGCCTTATCCAGTTCATCAAGCAAATCAAGGATTTTTTCAGCATTAGTCTTATTCTGTTCCTGTGTACGCTGTTCTGCCCTTAATTCTTCAAGTCGCTGTTCGTCTTTTTCTGTGTTGCTTTCAGCTATCTTTTGCTCACACTCTGACAGCTGCTGCCTAAGTTCGTTTTCCTGTGCCTTTAATTCAGCCTTGACCGCCGATATGTCATTAGCCTTGTGAATAGCCTGTTCCTTTTCGGCTATCTCATTAGCAAGTGCCTTGTATTCTTCTGAATCGGTAATATCAATCTCCTGCGGCAATTCCGTCAACTGCTCTGTAAGAACTTCGATAGCCGTATTCAGCATCCCAAGACTTTCCTCATGCTCCGGCAACTCTGCTTCGAGGTCTGCAAGTGTTTTCTTCTCTTTGCTAAGTCTGTCAGCATAAAGGTTTCCGTTATCCGTGATAGCCTTTAGCGTGTCTGCTTTATGCTTCTTAAAGTCAGCTCTCAACTGCTCTTTCTTATTCTCACTGTATTCACTACCGCAGTAAGGGCAGATAAAGCTATTCTCGTCGAACTGACGGTTATTCTCCTCAGTCCACTTCTTGCGTTCTACATCGAGATATCCGGTTATACTCTCAATGTTTTTCTTTGACAGCTCAATGCAACGCTCTGTCTCGCCGATAGTCCTTTCTGTCTGCTTAACAAGAAACTTTTTATCGGCAATCTTATCCTCAATCTCTTTCCTAGCCTTGATATTGTCCTCGTTAGCCTTGCGTGATAAATCTCCCTGCTTAAACTTCAAATCAAGGATATCTGCACTAGCCTTATCGTATTCAGCTAACAGCTTGTCATTATCAGTCTGCTTTGCAATGCAGTCAGCAATCTGTTCTTTAAGGCTGTTTCTGTGTAATTCAAGGTCAGATACATCTGTGTCCTGCTTAATCTGAATATCTCTTTCCTTTTCCATAATCTGTCCGTTGAGGATAGGTAAATCCTTTGTGATTTTAGCCTTAGTAGCCTTATTCATAGCGGATAATTCCTCTGTTGTATACTTCTCTAACAGCGGCACTAACTCGGCTAATTCAGCCTTGAAACGTGCTATATCAAGGTCTGTTACATTCTCAACAAGACTGAACAGATATTCCCTCATTTCAGCTGGCTTCTGATTTAGAAATGCGTTGATATTACTGCACATCTTAAATACATTCATATCTACATCAAGATATGCGTTGAAGTCCTTTAATGTCTTAGGCACATCATTGACAAAATACTTGTTATCATCCTTGTAACTGCTGCCATCCTTGCTATAAGTACGCTTCTGCGCTTTCTTCATAGTGACTTCTTTTCCATCAACATCAAGTACAAGCTCAACTGACACGTCCATATCATCAACTGATACTCCGTCAACTTCTCTTCTGACAACCGGGTTATCTCTCAACTCATAATCGCAGTTAAACAAGCACCACAGATATGCCGTGGCTATTGTTGACTTTCCGACACCGTTCTTCGCCATGAGCTTAGTAATGGCGTAAAAATCAAAATCCTTACTTGCGTAACACATGAAGTTTTCAAGTCTCATGTTCAAAAGCTTAATATTCATTCCTCTTAGTCCTCCTTCTGAACGGCTCCTGTAATCTTGCCGTCCTCAATAATCACTCCCATTTTCTCTGCTTCGCATACAATAGCCAACTCTTTTACCGCTAATGCGTTTAAGTCTGTAATAACCATCACGTTTTACCTCCTTTTAAATTTGTCTATAATTTTCTTCTTGGCTCCGTCTTTACTCATAAGGTACAAGTAAAAATCCGTCTCTTTCTCCAACATCCAGTCATCAGCATTAAGCCTGTGCGACGATACAATAACTTTCTGCTTATACGTCAATTTTTTTGGCTGTTTCACTCTCTTACCCTCACTCTCCATTCTTCCCACACGCCGAACTTCAAAGCGTCAGCGTGCTCCTCAAAATATATGTCAATCCTGTTGCCCTTGATTGCACCGCCGCAGTCCTCGGCTATAAATGTTCCGATTCCCTCAATATCTACCATAGAACCATAAGGAATAACCGTAGGGTCTACCGCTATGGTAACGCCCTCAATAGCATAAGTTCCTGTTGCAGTTATTCGGTCATTCTTCCCACAACACTTCTCACAACCGCAATATGCTGTGAGCGTGAATGTCTGCCATTCGTCCGATGTTTCCTGAATAGGACCATATATCGGCTTCTCTATGTAGTTGAGTGTTTTCGGTGAAACATATATGCAAATTGCACACAAGATACTGCCTAGAATTGACATTACTTCTCCTTACATTCAACAATCTCGCCATTACGCATTGTGTAAAATATATCTTCTTTGATGTTATCTCCATCAACTCTTACCATCTTTGCTCCTTTAAGCGTCCACAATTCCTGCGTCCAGTAATTATCTTCATCACCTTCCCAGTCGGCTAATACAAGATAAGAACCAATAACTCCTTTAGCTTTGCCGTGATAACCCCAAGCAACTGCTATGCTGTCTTTATCGTCTGCGGATGAAGCTCCCTTGTAGCCTGTTGCAAATGAAGCTCCGCAGTTGCCTGTTGCGGATGAAGCTCCGTAGTCGCCTGTTGCGGATGAAGCTCCCTTGTAGCCTGTTGCGGATGAAGCTCCGCAGTCTGAATTGCTGTCGGTTTCTTTATCTATTCTGCTCTTGGTATATTCAATGGCTGCCTTAGCCATGCCGGCAATATTCAAACTGGCACCTATCTTAATCTTAGTCGATGCAAGCTTAGCGTCATCGCCCTTGCGGCTGATTTCTCCGTCCTGCTCAACCTCATTGAATACACTCTCACTAGGAGCATAATAATTAAAGCAGTCTAACGGATACTCGCACGCATGGAATCCTGTTTCACACACTTCTACCTTATCGGTTTCGTACTCTTTGCCCTCTTCGTACTGAAATCCTCGACAAGTCATATCCTTTTTAAACCCTTTGTATGCTTTGATTGCCATTTCATTCTCCTCTCCCTAAAAACTTATTAACAAAATAAACTTGTCCTTTGCCTGTAACCTTTGTCGTGCGTGTAGTCCTTACACTTCCGTCCGGATTCTGCACGTTGCTTTCCTTGACCTCGAATAAGCCCTGCTCAACATATCTCTGCATAGGCATATTGTAAGAACTTCCGCTCTTGACTAAATATCCGTTGTTGCGTAACCAGTCAAACAACCGCTTCTGTCCTATTTGATAGCCGTTCTGACATATCAGCTTCGCCAAGTCTCCGACAAGAATTGAAGTCTTGCTCGTAGCCACAGCATCAGCAAAAATCTCTTTCGGCTTCATTCTTTCATTAGCTTTGATAAGTTTTATGTTATTCTCTTTCAAACTATCTATTGTCTGATTGGCAATTTTTAACGCTCTTGCCATTACCTGCTCTGGCGTGTTCCAAGCCTTTTCAACGTCTATAAGGTATTGCCTGCAAGCCTTACCTTTATCCGTTCTGCTCATAAGGCAGATGTGCTTTGCCATATCGACAGACAAGTTATAGTCCTGCAACTCTCTGTGTGCTCCGTTATTTACAACCGTACCTGAAAGTACACTTGTAAAATCTTCTCCCTCAACAAACCCCTGAGAATTTGTCTCAAACCAAGCACTAAATCTTTTCTCAACTCCAAGGGCTTCATGTAGTTCTCTAGCTGATACAACCTGTGCATCAGCATCAACTTTGATTAACTCGTTCATTCTTCTCCTTTCTGCATTATTGTGTTAAACGCAGTTTAACTTTTTAGGTAAAAAAATAATCACCATATTCAGCCTGTGGAATATTTAACAAGTTGCCCCACTCTGACATATCGCTTTGTGAGAAACCTGTCTTACAATTCAACTTCCGCGACAATGATGTACTGGAAATTCCAAGCTTATCAGCAAAATTATTCTGATTCCCAAACACTTCAACAATGCGTCCTCTTAATTTGTTGTAACTATACGGCATGTCTTTTCCTCCTTTCTCTCAACCACAAATGCAGTTTAACACTGTTTAACTCATTTGTCAACAATAAAGTTTAATTTTGTTTAACTTTTCTGTTGAAAGTTTAACAGTGTTGTGGTATTATAAGGTTGCACAAGATAAGGAGGTGAGTGTATTGAAGTGCGAACTTACGGCGTCAAGGCTTAGAGAAGCATTAACGGAAGCCGGGCTTAGACCTCAGGAATTATCCGATTTATCCGGCGTTAATAAAGCATCTATAAGTCAGTATCTTAACGGCTCACATGCCCCATCGAATATTAGTAGTGGGAAAATAGGAAAAGTCTTAAGAGTAGAACCGATGTGGTTAATGGGGTTTGATGTCCCCAAGAAAAAGGAATTAAGTTCAGACGAAGCTTCTAAAGACTTAGAGTTAGTAAGAAAAATATCTCTACTCAGTGAGAGAGATAAAGAAGTGGTTCTCGATATGGTGAACTTAATGATTTCACGAAAAGAAAAGTGAGGATTAACCCCACTTCTCTAAAAAAAGTTTGATGAATGTATGCAGGTACTCTAGGGTGCCTGCATCTTCTATTTTAGTTATCATTTTAATGATTTGTTCTTTGTTGTCAATAGCTTCTTTGGTTAATTCGGCTCGTTCTTTTAACTTCACCTTACCCAACATTACCCCTCCCAAAATCCACACGTTTCCCAGTAGCGATGCACCCATTATAGAACATAGGTTCGATATTGTCAAGCACAAGGAACGGTGCAACGCCAATCACACCGCTCCTCGCCGAAGCTTGATGTCGTTCCAGTTAGGAACATGTTAAGAATAGCATACAATCAATGCCAACTCGCTCTCAATCGCAACCAAAAAATCGACAAAATACGCAGAATTACAGGGCGGTTTACCTTGATAATGTTGCCATGAAGTACCTGAAAGACTATATTACGTCAAGGAATGGCTCTAACAGCCCTAATGAGCCACTTTTTACTCAAAGCCGAACAACTAAGCCTATGAGTGATGAAGCCGTCAGAGGAAGCCTTAAACGCATTAAGGGCAACGCCAAGATTGACCGCCGTATTTATCCTCACCTATTCCGAAAGACCACCGCCACGAACATTGTCAAACGTGGTGGTTCGGTGCATGATGCTGGAGAATGCCTCGGACATAAAGGCCAAAGCGTTACCGGCAAGCATTACAGCTATATAAGTGAGGAGCACACCCGGAATATCTTTGAGAAATATGTGGCTACGGTGTGATGCCGTAGCCATATAAATAATAATTGGATTTGGCTACATAAATCAAATTAAGCCATACACAGCAATCACAGCTCGATTATCTGTGTATTCATTGCCATCTGAAGCATAATCAACAATCGAATTGACATACAAATGGTCGTCATATACATCTGCTATACATAATGTCTGTGAGGTAATATATTTTTCGCCTGTCCACAATGCTGATGTACCTATTAAGCTTAACAATCCTTTGCCACCATGTGGTATTGAAGTGTCGAGCACCTTCATCCCTCGTGCGGCGAAGGATGTATTATACACCACTTCGTATTGTGTGAAGCGTGCTGTATTAAAAAAAATCATTTCTCCTGCCTTGGCTTGCCCTGTCCATAGTAATTGTCGAGGCAAATTATTATTTACCTCATTTATCGCGTCTGCATTTGTTTTGACGCCATTCTCCACGTTATTGAGCTTATCAGGTGTAATTTCCTCGCCGTAAGCCCAGTTATGCTTGTTATAGTCAATCGCCATTATCTTCTACCTCGCTTTCTTTTTGGGTTGCTTTTTCCTCAGCAGCTCTTTTTAACTGTGCCGCTTTTTCCAATTCTGCCACTTCTCTGGCAACTGCGGCATCTGCTTCTTTCTCTAACTGTGTAGTCAAATCCTTAAGTGCAAGTAGCTTTACCTCAGTTTCAATCGGCGACTGATTGATGTACTGTGCAAGTGAACTTCTGAATGCCCTTATGTCATAATTACTCATGCTACCTCTCCTTTCTTTTCAAGCTCGGTTACGCGGGCTTTAAGTTTTTGTATCTGCCATACACACAGGGCTATTAACTCTTGCTTATTAACTCCAAGTTTATCCTCGTTGATATGGTCAAATAATGCCATGTCTGCCTTGATTCCTGCTTCTGTAATCGCTTTCTCAATGTCTTGTGCGATGAAGCCCAGGTGTCTTTGGGTTTCCACGTATTCTGTGCCTTTGTTGTAATAAAATGCAGATGGCTTTAGACTATTAAAAAGTTCTTCCATGTGTTCTTCATCGTCCAGGCTTTTGATTGTGTTCTTGTATCGTGCATCTGATGTATTATTAGCGGCAATGCATATCTTGTACCAGTCCGACGATGCAGTGTATTCATCAAAATGTGTTACCCATGTTCCGCTCACGCCTAAACCGTTAGAGTAGAATCGGCGTATACCATCTGACCAGTATTGCATTATCTCACCTCTGTTAGTAACTTGGTAAGCTGGCTTGTCTGCTGAACATTCACCTATTACCCACAGTCCCGCTTCATTCATTACAATGTTGTTTCCCCCTATTGCAATGGCTCCGCCGTCCATTGTACACGCTTCAAGTCGCCGCCCTTTAATGCTTCCGGTAGTAATATTATCGGCATTAATGACAGTTTGTCCGCTTTCCTTCAAAGACGAGATTGTCACTAATCCAGTCAAGTCAATGCGCTCCGTAACCAGTTCATAGAGCCTGTCAGTTAATACCATATTTGATTCACTATCGCCACTCTTAATCAGCCAACTGAATTTTTTATCTGTCTGTTCGGCTAAAGATTTTAATTCAGCAAGCATTGTTGTACATTCATAATCCTTGAACCAATCCTCATACGAGCCATCATCTGCACAGCAGTAATATACATACCCTGTTGTTACGTCTAGATACGTTTTACCCCTATATCGGTTGATATCTCCATAGCCCTCATCCCACGGTGTGCCATATCCGCTATAATCAATATTATGCCAATAGCCACTATAGTCCCACTTGCTCGTTGACGATGCCACCGTCGTCTTGATTCCCTCTGCGTTTTTGCTTATTGCTAAGTTCATCTGCGTAGTGGTTGAATAATTGCTTATTGTCTTGCTAAAGTCCTCTTTCAGTCCATCCGCTGAGAGTTTAATGCTCGCCTGAGCATCAATCTTGGTTATGTAATCCGAGTCAACCTTAGTCTCGAACTTCGATAAATCAGCAGATAGTCCGTCTGCCGTAGCTTTATACTCAGCTAACTTCTTATTGACCCACGAAAATTCGGTATCGCCAACATCGGAAAATCCCCATGTGTCACCGCCCTTGATGAACCTGTACGTCTTGCCGGCAACCTCATCATAAACAAGTGCTCTGTTGTGTTTCTTATAGCTTACATCCGAATAAGTAAACCGTAATCCTTGCGTAAGCTTATCGCCAACCACCGGTCCCGATGTCCAGTTGTATGCAGGATAATTCCGCAAGGTTGGTGTTCCTTGTATGGTGTAGACCTCATTGGCACCATCAAGAGCTTCATTAACCTCACTTATCTGTGCAGTAAGTCCCTCTGCTGTCCTGTTGAACTCTGCACTCAGTGTGTTGACATAATCCCTAGTAGTATACGTCTTAGATATATCTTCCTTGATTCCGTCTGCTGTGGTCGCTACAAGTGTCTTGGCATCAATCTGTGTGATATACTCATTCGTCACCTTGGTTGACAGCTGCTCAACGCTCTGAGTAATTCCTTGTGCAGTTACATTAAGGTCTGCTATCTGCTTCTGAATCACCGAATATTCAGTGTCGGCTATCGGCTCCCATATCCACATATCATCCTTTTTTATAAAACGGTATGTAGTCGCCGTATCCTCATCGAAAAACAATGTCCTCTGGTGTTTACGATACACCTCATCCGAATAAGTGAACTTTGTGCCCTCAACAAGTATATCGCCAACCTTGGGACTGGCTACCCAGTTGTATGCCGGGTAATTATAGAGTGTTGGTACTCCGTGACCGTTGATGACGGTTATCTCGCCATCTATCTGCGATTGCAAACTCTGTATCTTTACATCCAGTTCCGATGCGGTCTGTGTTATCTCATTCTTTAATCCGGCTTCAACATTCGATATTTCCGCTTTGTTCTGGTCTACATCACGGATTAGTCGGTTCACTCTACCTTTAAGTTGTGTAATTGACTTATTAGAGCTGTTTATCTGTGTGGTGCGTAATTGTTCGCCTTGTGCCGTATAACTGTCTGTAAGGGCTTGTATGCCTTTCAAGGAGCGTTCTAAGACATAAGTAGTTAGTTCTGCATACTTAGTTGACAGTTTAATTGCGTCGCCGACTTCAATACATGGGTTTCCTGCGCTTGATATTTCCGCTGGGCGATATGTAATACCCTTAATGCGATTGAATACATTAGTTGCAATAGCCTTTAGTTGTGCCGCATCCTTGCCATAAACAAGAAAATTATTCTCGATAACATAGGTGTTACTGCCTGTACCGACAATAGCTCCTATATCGTTCTCGTCCTGTCTAATTTGCAACTTGTCAATCTGTGACACAATGTAGTCTTGATAATCAGCACTTGTGTAGTAGCTCTTGTTGATTATTATAGGTGCCGTGTTGCTAAGGTATACAAACTCGAATTGCCCACTTCTGCCGATATGCCCCAAGCAACCGTTAATCTCGCAGATAGCATTGAGGACTTGACCGCCGCTAAGTTCGTCAGTGTCAACAGTTCTGCTTACAGTCATAGTATCGTTGACAAGAGTAATCTCTTTTTGCGTGATGCCAAAATGAGCAAAAAAACTGTCTCTGAAAGTCTTGAATGTGATGTAAGTGTCCGTTGTTGGCAAGATACTGTTGTACCAATCAACCACATCGGTGTTAATCACATCGTACAACGCATCGTAAGCCTCAATCTCGCGTTTAATTTGGTCTGCCGTAGGTTTATCAGACGCAACTTTATAACGCCCTAAAATGAACGAATTATCGCTGTTGCCATCAAAGATTATCTTGACAGTTATCCACTTATCTTTCAGTGAAGTGAAAATATTTGAAATTGTGAACTTAACCGCCGCCGCTTCACACGCCCCGAAAGTAAGTTCACTCTCGGAGCACAAGCTCTCAGTCAGTTCAAAGCTCTCTTGATGCAGTTCTGTGTTGGTTATGGTTACGGTTCCGTCATCAGTTGTGATGACAAACTGCTTATCCACATTCTGTCGATAAAACAAGTCTTGCAAGGTGTAATCAACCATTGTATACGCCTCCTATAAACGACATGTGGAATGAGCTGTAATGAAGCTCACCGCCGTATGTGCCGTATATTTGCGGTTGAAAGTCGGCAAGGTAGCCTTTTTGCGTTACATAATCGTTGTACTCAGGAATAAAAGCTGTGATTATACACTCTCTACCCCTTGAATTAGTGTAACTGTTGCGAATGTTCGACATAAGCTCCTCTAATTCACTGCCTGTCAGCATGGCACGCACATCAAACTCAACCTTTAATGCTTTCAATTCCACGGCGTTACGGTGCAAATAGCCGTTAGCATCCGTGTAATCGTCTATGTCCTGCATGTTCACATAAGTCTTGTAGCTGTCAGCCTTGATAAATTTTTGCGGGATGATATATTCTCCCACCTTAACTAAAAAACCGCCGTATGCCACCTTTACCGCCTTTCTAGGGCATAATAAAAACACCTATCAATGATAGATGCTAAAATGCTATGTCCTGTCCTGTCTTATTTGTAATAAATGCTCCCTTGTAGCCGGACGCTAACAGCCTGAGCCTTGTTGCTGTAGCACGCCAGTAAGCCTCGTATGCTCCGACCTGTACATGGTAGTTGCCCTCATAGTACTTAATTATCGCACTGTAACCCTTGCTCCTAACGTCTCTTGCCATGTTTATTGCATAAGCCTTGTTCTCAAAAGCTCCAACCTGTACACGATAGTACTTATCTGTGGTCGCCTGTACCGTCTGCCCCGGTAAATCAGCGTTGATGTACGGTGTCGGGTCTACCCAGTCAAACTTAGAAGTGTTCATAAAAGAATTAGCTCCCCAGAAATCACCAGCGTTGACAGTGTAAGGTTTCTTGTACCTACGAACTTCAAAGTGAAGATGAATACCTGTTGAATGACCTGTGTTGCCAACAACGCCAATCACATCACCACGCTTAACAACATCGCCTGTCTTAACCCTAAGCTCTCTCATGTGTCCGTAACCAGTCACATAGTTGTCATTATGCAGAATCCACACAGCGTTGCCATAGCCGTCACCGTTGCCAGCGTAAAGCACTGTGCCGTCTGAATGAGTCACTATGTCGCTCTGAATGTATCTGTTATCCTTTTGCGGCACAAGGTCAATTCCCTGTGCATAACCACCATTCTTGACCGCCTCAACGTGCTGTGCATAGTTCTGCGTCACAGCATAGCCCTGAACTGCAAATACTCTGTTACCAATGTTCATAGTCTTATCCCTCCATGTGTCTAATTTATCTAATAAAAAAGACAGCCCTTGTGGACTGCCCTATTATTATTAATAATATACTGTATTTCTATATTTACTTTTTATTATTATATATATACTCTTATTAATCTTATCTACTCTTATCTATATCTATACTTATCTAGGCTACGTTTTGTTTACATTTTGTATACAGATTTTAGTATAGTAAATTGTAAAAGTAGATTTTAAGCCTTTTGTGTGCTACAATCTTCCTTGGAAGGAGGTGTATTATGTACAAAAGAGTATATGGTTTTTGCCCAACCCAAAACAAGGACTATTCGATTAGAGTTAATTACATCAACGCTTCAACAACTAAACGCTTTGAATATGCCAAAGGTATTGCAAGTTGCGATTATATTAGCTGTGGCAATGATTGCGATTTACCTCGATGTCCTATTGCTTCAAATGCTCCTGAAAGCATTTCGGGCTAAAACTGTGGGGTAGTTATCAGCTACCCCTTTATACTCACATCAATCTCACCGACACCCTTCTGTATCAATAGCATTTGCCCATCAACGGTTAAATCAAATGCGTTGAGGTCTAGTGTTAATGTTGGCGCTTTGCCTGCCGCATGTTCTAACTTATAGTTCCTTACACCATTGAGTTTCTTGCCGTCAATGAATATCTGTGAAAAAGCTCCGTTTGTTTTGATTTCAATTCTTGAATTTTCCATCGCTAATGCTCCTTTTATCAAACAATACATTCTAAAAGTACGTTTAACGTACATACCTTTGCAATGCTTAAAAGGGACAAATTGTCCCATTAAAAATTGCTTACAAAAAACAGCACCCCATTTCCGGGGTGCCATCTTTTCATTTATTTTCTTCCTCAATTACTTTAATCAGGTCATTCAACCACCATGTAGCCATTGCCGATAATTGAGGAAAATAGTCCACAATATCAAGTGGGTACTGCGGTGCGTGTCCAGTCTCCGCTTCGTATATCTTCTTTGCCGCATCTAGGTCATATTCTTCACCTATGCGCTTTAAAAGCCTGTGGCAAACGTATGAAAGTTTACAATTTGTCTTATATGCTACCCAATCAAGGTTGCTTCTGTTGCGCATATACCAACTCTTGACCTTAGGCACCAGTGTATTGCTTGTGTTGTACTTGGTGTCCTCAACCTGCACCGGCGCAACCGCTGTCTGTGGCTGTGCCTTAGCCTTAAAGTAACCATTCACAAGGCTTCGCTGAACTTGCCATGATAGGTCATCGGTAAAACCTTTAACAACCATCAAATACCCGCTTTCAGTCAAAAGATATGTTTTCAGATTAGGATTTCCAACTATTTTTTCGTTAGGGGACAACTTGTCCCCTAAGTCTTTCCTTGTTAGTTCAAAGTAATCTTCATTTAAAATAAAGTGACTTTTATATCTTTCAAAAGTTCTCTTGCTGGACCCTGACTTCTTCTGGTGAACAAAATCTATATCCCTAAGCGTAACTACTCTTTCACCATTGTATTCCTTAATAGATAGCTCTGTTCCCTCAATCTTTATAAGCTCTGCCATATCAGTCACCCCACTTCTCTAAGAATAATCTTACAAATGTAGCAAGATATTCCAGTGTGCCGCCACTTGTTATGCTGTCAATCAGCTTGTGAAGTATTGCTCTGTTTTCTTCCATTACTGATTGCCTCCCTTCTCGTTCCCGGCTAACACATTCGTGTATGCCAGTACGCACTTTAGGAAGTGCAAGTTGATGTGTTCTAAATTACTGATAATTGACTTGATAATCTGCTCTTTCATTATATCATACCATTCCTTTCCAAAAAAACCTTGATTTTCCGCAAAAGGAATGATAGTATAGATTTATCAATTCCTTTGCGGATTGGTGCACTAGAGTGGTTGCTTGACCGTCAAATCATTAGCAACCGCTCTATTTTTTTATTGACCTTTGGTACTCGCTTTCTATACCATTTCTGACAACATCTGATTTTGTGATATTCAGATTCCTTGATGCAATTTCCAGTTTCTCAACCATATCATCATCAAGTCTAACTCTGAGCATCGTGTCTTTGTTGTTATCAGTCTTAGGTCTGCCTGTTCTTGGCGACATTTAATCACCTCTCTTCTTTTTGTCGCTACAATAAATATAATACTGTCGCTACAAAAAGTCAAGCACTTTTTTTAAAATATTTTTCGCAAACAAAAAGGAGCTTTTCAGCTCCCTCTTGTCTATCTTCTTCCGTCTAAGTAAAACTCTACTCTGTCAAATGTTTTATAACAACTAAGCTGCTTTGTAATTGTTTCACCTGGTTTTAACTCGCTATCATCATCGGTAAAATAACTGTAATCCCAATCAACAAGCTCGTCACCATTGAAGAACAATACATAGCCCTCAACGAATTCAGCCGCCTTGGTGCCATTATTAGTTACGTCAAAAATTGCTCCATCTTTTATGAGCGTATCTGTATAAGACAAATCTTGTATAACCGAATCACACCATCCATCATTTTTGCTTGTTATTTTTGTATCATAATAAGCAATCTCTGAATCTGTTTCAAAGTGTTCTTGTATTACCGACACACACCCAGCTCCTAATGCGTCAAATTCAGCATCATCCACGCTTACAAGTGTTCCATCTGCCATATATGCTTTGGAACTTGTTTTGACATTCAAAGCTTTATCTGTGTTGTTCTTGACAATCATAAAATGATATGTGTACCAACCGATACCATCAGGCAGTGTGTACTCTGCAAGTACTTCAATTTCCTTCGTTTGGCTATCAGTTTGATTTTCGCTTACGTCGTTTGACATTTCAATTCCATATTCATCAGTAAAATCCTGTGTAAACTGTTCGACTACTTTAAGTGCATCAAGATAATATTGTGAATTTGCCTCTGTTGCTAAGTTGACGTTTGAGTTAATCCAATCAGGTGCAGACAATGTCATACTCCCGTCTGTGTTAGTTCCCACGCAAGTCAACTTGCCATCAGACATAGAGTACACCATGTGCAATTCGTTGTAAAAAATGTTTATGCTAAAATCCAAGTCACCGTCTTTCAAAACACCTGCGCTTGCCAAAAACATAATTGTGGCATTATCAGCGTCAGATGCTGTGGCAAATACTGATAATGATATTTGTCCTTCTTTATTTAACACGGCAAAACGCATTGTATCTTCATCGCCAATGTTGTATGTTCTGTCAAAGATAATTTCTATATCTGCGTTACTTGTTTGTTGTGTGCTTTCGGTTATCTCTTGAATTGTAGTTTCCTTTTGCTTTTCCAGTTCAGCTTCAAGTGACTGCTTTTCTGCCATCAAGCTATCATATTCGGCTTGCGAATTGTTAGGGGAACATCCTGTTATTAAAAGAACAGATAATATAATTGCACCTATTCTTAATCTTCTCATATTATCTGCCCTCCTTGCTGTCAAGGTGCTTTCTGATTGCGTGGACATCAAAGCAAAGTCTTATACCCAAAAATAAGCAAAATAAGCTTAAAAAAATGCCTATTATCCACAATAAAATCATAAATCTACCAGTTAAAGCCAAAAATACACCTAACAAAAAAGCTAAACCAAGCAGTATGGATATTACATTTATTTTGATATCCTCACTGTTTTTGCTTTGATTGTCGGTTTTAGTGGTTTTTTCTTCCATATAACAATACCTCCCATATAATGTAGTGACCTCATTATTACACGATATGAGAGGTATGTCAACTTATGCGACAAGTAATTTTTTCGTCGGATTAGCGATAAAACTTTTTATATCGTCATAACCCCAACCGCAGTTTACAAGACCGCTGACAATCATTTCTATGGACTGAACTTTCGCAAGCTCCTCAGCCGTAAAACAGTCTCTTAAATTAGCCTTTTTGTCAATGCCGTATTCTTCCCTTAACTGCTTTGCTGTTTTGCCGAATATCACTTTGTAAATAATGTCGGTATATGTAGAATAAGCGTGTCCATGCATACGCTCATTCTCATTTGACTGCTGGATAGCCTTAGTAAGTGACTGCCTTACTGCAATGCCCTTTTCGCGCTCAATCAGTTTTCCTGTAAGAAGCTCTTGCATAGCGTTAAACTGGTTGATGTATGCCAGCTTAAACTTCATAGCCTTTTCACCTGTATACCCCATTACCAAAAGCGTAAAGCCATCTCGGTTTATAAGGTACATTGGATTTTTCTTGCCGTTTGATGCAACGTAATCACTTTCATAGAATAGCCCCGAAAATTCGGTGCTACTAATTTTACTCTGTATAGCTCTTATTTCCTCTATGACATGGTAGTGTTCCTTTTCAAAAGTTTTTGCTACATCAAGACTGCTAACAACAGTTACCTCTTTGCTTTTACCGATTTTTCTTGTTTCTACTAACATAATATCATTCCTTTCTGTTGATGATTTGTAATAAAAAACCCTCAACAGGTACACTTCTACAATGTATCTGCTGAGGGAATTATTTCAAGCTCACTCTGCCTGCATCCTCTTACTGTTCGTAACACCAACTCTGCCGCCGGTCCGCCGACTGGTATTCTTTAATGCTTTCGCTATAATGTTACAAATTAAATTGTGACTTCATTATACATTATAATTGCATAATTTTCAATGAGTTACGCAATTTTAAAATGTGTAAGCGTCACGCCCTGTCCGCTTAAAAAAGTCTCTTGCATACTCTCTTGAAGCTTTGCCTATATCGCTTTTGCTTATGCCGTATTCCTTGGCAAGAATACGCTGTAACAACTGGTTCTGCTCTCTCAACAGTGCGTTTGTCTCGGCATTGTCCACACTCGAACTTGTATTGTAATAGTTCTGCGTTGTGGTACTTGTCGATGTGCTTACGCTCGGCGTGTAATCGGCATAACCGCTGTACAACTGCTGTGGGTGAACCGCCTCAACCATGCCAAAACCAAAATCCTTGATAGACAATTCTGTCGGCTTGTAAAGGCTCTCCATGCCCTCCTTAAATCCCTCTGTGGTGTAGGCACCAAGTTCAAACATCACCCTTGATGGCGAATGGATGTCAAGTGCTTTTTGCATCGTTGTAGCCACATTAGCCGCTATCTCATCAACCTTAGAGTATAATGTGGTTTCCATGGATGATAAGCCATTCATGAAGCCGTTCATTACTTGAATGCCTATCGGCTCAAACTTACCAAGAATAGCATTATGGAATGTATTTATTATGCCACTTGCATATTTTTGAACTGTAGAAGTTGTAAGTTGTGTATTCTGTTCTATACCTTGGTTGTAACCTAAAACGCTAAATTTGCCCAATTCAGCATATTTCTTGGAAGGGCTGTGTGAGTCAATGGCTTTTGCTCCTGCCTCAAGCCCTTGCGTCAGACTTTGATTGATGGTCTTGTTGAGAAGTGGCTGTTTAGCCGTTATTCCTTGAACATATCCATCAACGCTATTTTTGCCTAACGGTTCACTTGCTTTTTTGGCATATCCCGGCATATCTGACATAGCATTGTCTATAATTGATTTATAGTTGGAATTTAATGAGTATTCATAAGCTCCTTCGCTATCTCCTTCATCAAGCCCATAACTGAACAAACTGTCGTAAATCTTTTTAGAAGCATCCTTGCCCCATCCAGCGCCGCTTATACCTAATGTTGACATAGATGTTTCGATGCTAGAACTTATGTTGCCTATCCCCTCATTGTACTTACTAACAGTATCCTCAACATACTTGTCGACATATCCGCCTAAAGCAATTTTGCCTTTAAGGTTTTTAGCTTGAAATGTATCTTGAGCATTGTCAATTATTTCACTCGTTTTGCCAACCAAATCATTCTGAATTGTATCAGTGAACTCTTTTGCATTGAGAGCAACATCTTCTTTCAGCAACTTCAAGGCATCCGGCAAAGCATCCATTTTGGATTTAATTTCTTCTGCTGATTGTTCGTCTCCAAGTGCGATTGCAGAGTTATATTCCTGTTGCAAACTTGTTTGCACTGCATTAACGGCATCTTCAATCCCTTTTTGGGCATTTAAGGCAGAACTCACAACCTGTTCTAGCACTCTATTGAAAGCATCTGCATCAATAGTTCCATCGTCAAGAACTATTTGGCTGTAATCTATTTGAGATAACTGTAAATCAAATAAACTAAGCGACTCCGTTAAGCCGTCAGTTGTTGCCAACAGTGATGCCAATTCCTCTTTATATTTCGCATAATTTGGATTGCTAGGATCCATTGTTGCTAATTCGCTTGTTAATTCCTCTATGCGCTGATTAACTTTATCATTAAGAGTAATCACAGTTGCAACCGTATCTTCTGTAGATATACCGAGCCTGTGGAATACTTCTGACAATACTCCGTTTTCACCAAAAGCAGCAAGTAATGTGTCTTCAAGTGTTCCAAACTTGTCTGATGCTGTTTGAGCCAAATTGCCAAATAGTGTTGTTAATTGCGCTGTTCCATCTTCAACAGATATAACGCCATTCTCCATAGCAGTTTCAATTTTTTCAATCTCTTGCCATGTTGAACGAATATTAGTATCTGCTGCATCAAGTTGAGTGGAGCCTTCTGTAACCGCTGAAAAGCTATCAGATATTTTACCTACCATATCTGCATATTGGCCAGCGAGTTCAGATATAGGTGTTCCTCCGGGGTTGGATAAAGTATCTTTGATATCATTTCCTATTTCCGTTGTTTTAATTTCATCCATCGCAGAATTAATTCCGCTTATAGCTGCAACCACGCCAGTTATTCCTGCTATTGCGATACCTGCCGGTCCGAAAGCAAGATACATGGCACCAGCCGCCGCCGCACTAACTCCAGCAATCTTGCCAATGGACAATAGCATATTGTCACTACCAACAGTGAGGTCATTGAACGCATCTTTGAGCACCGTGAACTCTATTGCTGTTGACGCAACTCCAATAAGTCCTTTCTGAAAGCCTGTAAGGTTGCTTCTCAGCGATGTTATGCTGTCATTAATACCTCTCCATAAGCCTTTGTTTTGAATAGAAGTTGCTAAATTCGTGAACGCTGTTTTGACCGCTGTTACCTTGGACGAAAGATTAGGAAACATAGTAGCAAGTGTGGCTGTTGCTGCCGCATCGCCCGAAAGCGCAAGGGCTGTATTATTAACAACCGTTCCAAAAGCCTTGAAATTTGACCAAAGTTTCTTAACGCCCGTCACGAACTTACTTGCTGTGATAGCTTTAAGCAATCCTGGCATAGCCATGAATGAAACAGCAGCCGTTTCTAGTGGTGCGGCTGTGAACATTCCGGCATAAAACTCTAATGCACCTTTAAAGCCTTCCCATAAAACCTTAGCTGCCGATTTTAATATCTCCGTCCAATCAAGTCCGGCAAGGTATTTTCCTACGTTCCTGCCGATTGTAAACCAAGGAACATTGTCTATTGCATCAGCAAACCAGTTGAACATGCTGCTTACGAGAGCAGATGTATCTTGCCCAGCTGCAAAAAAATCTCCGATTGAAAAATCCTTGAATATCTTTTTAACAGGAGATAATGCGGAAACTATTCTATCCGCCCATGTCTCAGCCTTATTCTCCATCTTGTCGAAAGCATCGTTCCATACCTTTTCATATTCTTCTGTAGCCTTGATAATCTCGTCTGTGAGGTCGATTGTGTCACCGCTTACGCCTGTGCTCTTGCTCGTATCAGTGCCAGTGCTAATTACGTTAAGTTCATCGAACCCACGAACACCCTTTTGTGCCTTGTCAGCCGCCTTAGCCACATTGTCATAGCCATTTGCTATATCTTCTAATCCGTCAGAGGTATCCTGATAGCCATTCTGCCCGAAAGCGTCAAAATCAATCTTAACACCCATAAGGCTTGCAACGCTCACAAGCATACGTTTAATTGCGATTGTTGTGCCATTGACAACAGGCATAACTTTTTGAAGGACAGGTATAAAAATCTGTCCTAATACCATGCCTGTCTCTTTGATGTTCGTGTTGAATTGCCTAATCATGTTACTTGGACTGTTTATTGTATTAGACAAATCACCCCATGAAACCTTAGATTGGTCAAGTATAGCAAGTACTCTTAACTGCTGCTTTTCCATCTGCGTCATTTCACTTATGGATTTTTCAACGCCTAAGTTGTAAGCGTATGTCTGCAATGTGGCATTGGTAATATCAATACCATACTTGTACAATGCCCTTGATTGACCGATTAAGCCACTTTGTATGTTGGTGGCTACGGATGTATAGTCTATGTTGAAAAGAGAGCTTATATCACCGGCAAGCATTGTCATTGACTTTGCTATTGCTGTGGTTGTCTCTCCTGTTTGTCCAAGTGAGTTAGTTACCGAAGCAAGTTGTGACGCAAACTCCGTAACCTCTTGAATATTCAAGCCTAAGTTCTTTGCGCCGTCTGCCGTGAGCAAGCCACCCTCAACATCAACCTGCAATCCTGAAAGTTTACCAAGCAACGCGCTCACCCTGTCGGAAAAGCTATTCGCATAATCAGTGGCATTGTCATAGCCGAATTTCTCAAAATCTTTGCCCCATTCGGAACCAATTTTGCCGAACGCAACCGCATAGTAATTGAATGCTTCTATGTAGTCTGTGGTGCTTTCGATGGATTTCCACAAGCCCTTAGCACCACGCACAACCATAAAGTATGATGCGTAGAACTTACCGAACGCCTTAGCTAGTGACCATGTGCTTTTAGTTGCCGTCTGTGCGCTTCTGTGAACCCCATTTAGGCTTCTTTGAATTGTCCGTGAAGCAGAACCCACCCTTGAACCTTGGCTTGCTAAATTCGCCAATGCGTTAGTCATCTGGATGACGTTATTGCTTACTGTCGGTGCGCTTGCAAGCGTTGTGAGCAAATTTGTAAGCGAACTTGCCAACTGCGGCATGTTGGTAATTGAGGTCTGTACACTCTTGTTTCCAAGCTTTGCTATGTTCTTGGCAACTTCACCAATCTGCGCTGCATTGTCAGACACTGCTGTAAACTGATTAAATGCACTCGCCGTGGAATTAAGTGAGCTTGCAACCGTATTAAGTGCCGAACTGTCAACACTTGCTATCTTGGTAATGTTTTTGGCAAGTCTCGTAAAGCTTGCTGTACCCACGTCATTAATAGCTCTCATTGAAGTGCTAAGGTTGGTGACGTTCATTGACAATGTATTAAGCTCAGAGCCATTGACGCGTCCAAGTGATGTTGCAAGGTTGCCAAGCTTGATTATGAGGCTATCTATTGCTGTGTTTGCTTTTTGGGCGGTTGCTTGAAGTTTTATCTCCAAGCTGTCAACTTCTGCCATCCTCTCACCTCCCCGTCATAAAAATAAAAGCGGCACAGATTACTCCGTACCGCTTATTTGATTACCGTTTCAGGCAATCCATTTTGTTGTGCCATATTCATATATTGCTGTTCAATAAGAATTGCTTTTTGAATGTCCGCATCAGTAAAGCCCTCTTTGCGTTGTATATCTTTTGACATGACTGGCTCTTTGACGTATTTTGATACGGCTTTTCGACCATTCAAGCAATGGTCGACTGCAAATATAACAGCAGATACTCCGTAATTTCCCCACCAAGACCACATCTCGTTGTCTCGTTCCTTACGTCTAAGCTTCTCACCCTCTAGGCAATAGCCTAAAGTTTTAGGTGTGAGCTTCTTGAACTCTTCAAGGCTTATTCCGATGGAAAACGCAAGTGGGAAGTATTCTTCCCATATCAGTTTGTGGAAATTTACTTCTTTCCCTTTGCTTTCTGCATCTGCTCCAGTTGCTCCGCCGCCGACTTGTTCATCTGCTCGATTGTCTCCTGAAGACCGCTCAAAACAAAAAAACCATCGTCCTCCATGCACTTCTTAATGTCATCAAATAACTGATAATAACCGTACTTGCTGTCGGTCTTTCTCTTATGTTTAATATATTCTCGTGTCAGAGCCTTAGCTTCTGCCTTAGTGACTGAATTGTGCTGTAAGCAGCCGGCATAAAACGCCATGTGACATACTTCGCTGTAATCAGCAACCATTTTACCGGCACCGTTAGACATTGCGGTGATTGTGTTGCCGTTTTCCTTATAAATGTATGCTCCGGTCATATAATCGAACATCTTCTGTACGATGTCCTTATTCTCAGCGGCATCAAAGCCAAACTCTAACTTATATTCCTTGTTATCAATATCAAATGTTATCATTATGCTCTCCTTTTCCTCCTATGTTTTCTACCATAGGAAAAGGGGCAGTCCGTAGACCGCCCTTCTCTGCTTGATTAAAAGTTAAACTGTAGCTACTGTAAATGTGCCGTCCTTGTTATCAACAACGGTAATGTCATCTGTAACCCACTTCGGAGATGTGTTCTGTGCTACTGTGGCAGTCATCTCAACGATTTCATCTGTGCCGCCTATGTCATTAACTGTTGGCGTAATCTGTCCAACATAAGCGGACTTAGCAACTCCGCCTACACCGTCTGTTCCGTAAAGCTGAATGATAATGCACTTCTTGTTGCCTACCGCAAGCAGTTTGTCAAAATCGCTCTTATCAAGATTACCAACAAACTCCTTGGAACTTGTCTGCTTAATACCCATCTCGAATGTCTGAGTATCATCCTCGGTTGTTGTACTCTCAACCATATTCGGAGCGGATGTCGGTGACGGAATAGACTTTGCCGCAAGTAACAGGTTGTATGTTCCTGCAAGGTTTATCTTCTTGAGGTCGCCCGAATACTCCATGTAAATTACACGGGATAAATATGATGTAATAGCCATTTTTGTCCTCCTTAAAAATGAAAATAAAAAAAGAGCTTTAAAAAGCTCTTAGTTATAACAATCTGTCGTTTGCACCGATAACACGTCTGAAACGTGCGGTGCTTCTATATATTTTGTCTGCGTATGAAGTTTCCGGCATTGGTTTAGCCTCGAATCGCATATCCTTGAATACCTCGGCAATCTCGCTCATCACCCAACGCACGTCTGAACTGCTCGTATTCGTGCTAACGTCAACTTGAAATGTAACAAGTAAGCCGTTAATGGATTGTCCGTCAATCGTTCGTCCTTGCTCTGTCGGTGCCAACATGTGGATGTAGACTGTTGGGAATGTCGGTGAACTGTCACTCTGCCCCTTGTCGGTAAACAGCAAGTTGGGGTATTTCTTCTTGATTGCTGAATATGTCTTAGCCTTGACGATTGAATATATTGTGCTTTCAATGTCATACGCCCATGCGTTTTCACTCGCCATTAGTCCTTGAATACCTCCTTTGCTGTGCTGATAACGATTGACCTAAGCTCATTCTCTGTGTTGTACATGAACGGTCTTGACGGCATACCTTCTGTAAAGTACCAGTTGCCATCCTTCCCCTTATAAAACCAACCATAACGCCCATCGGCAAGCTGTCTGATTGTCTTACCACTTGCATACTCCCAAGTAACGCCCTCAGGCAATGTGCCTTTATATGGCTGTGCCTTGCCGATAACGCCAGTTCCAAACTCAACAAACATTGCATGGTCTGTTCCGGCTACTACCGCCCATATACCGCCGCCGCGAACCGATGTTTCGTATTCTGAATGAATGCTTTCTATCAAGTCACGCTTGAAGATTGCGTCAAGCTCTGCAACTTGTACTCTCGCAATCTCAACGCCTCTTTCTGCCAGTTTTTCCGCAAGTAGTTGACATTTATATGTCAGATAATCTTGATAGCTCTGTAAGCCTTTTATCGCGTCCTCAATGGACTTCTGCGAAAATACATTAACAACAATCTTGTGCTTTGCCATCACTTCACCTGAGCTTTCAGCATGTACTTTGTGGAGGTTAAAGAAGGCTTTACTCCGACGACAATGAAATCCGCCGTAATCTCGTCAACATGAACCTTATCCTCGTCCTTGTAGCCAATTTCACTGTCAAGCCATATAACATCACCTTTGCTCAATGGTAGCTCGTTGCGTTCCGTCAGCATAACTGCATCAAAGTCTGCCACGTTAAAGCCATACTCTTCCGCCTGTGCTTCGCCGCCGCTAAAGGCGATATTTGCTTTGAAAGCAACCGGCAGTGAATAGCCTATGTATTCCTCCTTGATGCGCGGTATCTTATTACCATCATCATCAAGATACGGAATAAAGTTACCCTCACTGTCAGTGTATCCCTCATAGATTATGTTGCCCTCACTGTCAGTCTCATAAACAACTGTACGCTGTCCTTGCCGAGAGTACTTCATGTTCTGCTTATTAATGTCAAGCATTGTTCTTTACCTGCTTGTAAATCTGATTTACGCCTGTGCTTGACAGCCCCGACACTATGCCGACCGCAATAGCATTGAGAATGTCATTTGCCGGGAAATCAGGAATCACATACATACCGATAATACCTAAGATACCGCCTGCAATACCTACGATTATGGGAATGTAGTTGTCCTTAATCTGTGGGATTGCCTTAACAGCTAACCCGATTAAATAAGTGATAACAACGATTGCAACTACTGTTGATACTTGTGTAAAATCCATTATTCTTTACCTCCTGCCTTACCTAAATGTAATGCCTGTATTTCGTTATACATCTTAGTTACCATGCCATTACCACCTAATGTGTGATATGCGTTATACATCTCAATGAAGTTGTCATACGCATAAGATGGAATTTCACCAAGTTTCATGTACTTATCATGGTATTCGATAAGCTGTACTCGCAAAAGCAGCATTGTACCTTTGCTGTTGGCGTCCTTGTCTTTTTTCTGTTGTTTCAGAAGCCAAACTATGTAACCAAGCAATATTGGTAATGCTATGGTGTAAGTCTGTAATAAAATTTCTTTCATTTTATATCTCCTGCGATTAAAATATGGCACACCGCCCACCACCCTTAATGTGTGCCGCCTGCTAACATATTGCCGACATCAGCAAAATGCTAACGCACAATCTTCTATAACACTTTAGCAAATGGAAATACCCCAACAAATAAGCTATCTCTGTCTCTCCAAGTTCTGTTTACGCCATTCTCATTGTAACTTGACATAAATGCTTCGCCTGCCTGTGAATGGTCATAGACCGCAAGATTAACGATAACGCTTTCAAATTTCTTTAAATCTTCGGTTATCATTTCATCTGTGTAGCTGTCGGGGTAGTTTCTTCTTGCCTTTACATCTTCTGTAGCTTGCTTAATGAGCTGTTCGATTATCGGGTTATCTTCTTTGTTATCGAACACTACCACATCAGATGTAGTTTCATCATCATTTGTGACTGTATCAATATGAAATTGTTTAAGTCTGATTTTGACCTGTTCTAATGTGGTGTATAGCATACATAAGCCCTCCTACAATCCGAACTTCTCGATTAACAGCTTTTTAAGCTCCGCACCGCTTAACAGCTCAGCACCGCCGATACCCTGTGTCTTGGCAAGTTCCTGTAAGTCTGCTGTAGACATGCGGTTAATATCTGTCTTGGTATAATTAACAGAAGAGGAGACAGTCTGTTCTGCCTCCTCTATCTTGTCGCCGGCTTTATACCATCTGCCGTTATATTTAACCGTATTCTGTGCTATCATAGGCACACCTCCTAGATAACCTTAATTACAACAACGCTATCCATTCCCTCGAATGTAGGAAGTCCAATCATGGATACTACGCAATGAGTATTGATAGGATGATTTGTGGCGTATGTGTAGACAGAAATACCAGTCTCAACGATAGATAAGTTTCCGTCTGTAAGGCTTCCGCTTCTTTCCTCAGGTGTCTTGCCGAATACATAATCGCCAAGGTATACACCGGCAGACTGTGCCGACACAATACCTGTTGGAATGAAGTACTTTGACTGACCATCCGCCGGGTCAATATACAGTTTGTCATACACCTCAATCTCGATGCCGTAGCCTCTAAGATATTCGACAACCTGTCCCTGCTGTAATCTAATACCGCCGTTATAAGCTGTGATACCAAGTACCTGCTTCTTAGTGTCCTCTGCATTGAGAACCATCTCCCATGTCTCTGTGTTCATGGAAAAACGTGTAAGAGAATAGCCGGTTTTCTTAGCAAAATCTCTTCTTGTCTTGATTAAGTCTGCAAGTGGTGTTGCTGTAGCCGGAACATTCCACTTGTCACTTGAACCGGAAATCTCAACAAAGTGGTCTGCCTTGTGTGCGGCTCCACTATCAGTTGTATACTCGACAGTGTACTTACTCTTGCCGATAACAACATCAATCTTAGGCACGCCGTCCTCAGGTGCAAGCAAAGACCATATCTGTCTCTCGGGTACAACCCTTGCACCCTCAATAAGGTTCATAGGCTTCTTGCTGATTTCTCTAAGTACCTGATTAGCAAGGTTAGAGTTCTCGGCACTTCTGTAATTGTCGTACTCCTGTTCCTCTTTCTCTGTAACCATGTATGATTCACGGTAAAACGGCATCTCGTTCTGAATGTCAGAGAATCCACCAACATCCCTTAACTCCGCCTGAGCGTCAAAGTTAGATGCCTTTAACGATACCGGAAGTCCGCTTTTGCCCTTGATAAATCTAAGGTCAAGCGAATCCTGCTTCCTTGTACCAAACTTCTGTCTGCCAAGATAAGGGGCAGAGCCTAATGTCTTCTGATAATTATTCCACATTACACCGAGGCTTCTCGCTGTAAATGCTTCTGCTAATGGTAATGCCATAGTATTTTAACCTCCTATAATTACTCTGTTATTGGTTCTGCACCGTAGAATGTTACTCTAGGTGTTACTTTTCTAGCCGCATCTGCTATTGTTGGTGAAAGTGTCTTGACCTTTTCCCAGTCAATAGTTCCCTGATATACATAAGTTCCCGGTGCGTCTCCCTGCGTTACGTCCACATCTTCAAGCAGATAACCTAAGCACTTGTTATCATTGCTTGGGAATGGTGTTCCTGCCGGTACAATCTTTCTTCCGTTTCCGTCTGCCACCGACACCATAGACTGCGGAACTACACACGCTGCTCCCTCGTAAGGAAAAAACTTTAAAATGCCTTTACTCTGCGTAAAGTCTCTCTCAATAGGCTTACCCATTGTCTTTTACCTCCTATAACTTGTAATAATCTCTTGCCTCAACGCTTGGGGCTGCCGAACCAAAACTAATTGTTTCAGCGTTTGCTACATCGTTAGGCTTTTCTTTATTCTGACTGCCAGCACCGCCGCCACCAGGAACATCTGCATTTTTAGCAATTTCCTGAATCTTAGCCTGTACTGCTGCCGTCTCTCTTGCGGTGATAATCTCTGATACAGAATCAATAGCAGACCTAGCAAGCTCAAGGTTATCCTGAAATCCTGCTAATACCTTGTTTGCCTGTTCGCCTGTCAAGCCCTTTTCCGCCGCATAAGCCCTTATGTCCTTCTGAATGTTCTCACGCTGTAATTCTGCAATCTGCTCTCTTAACTTTGTGAGTTCCTCCGTATTGTCGGACTTGACCTCTAGTTCGGATGCTGGAATAGTTGGCTGTGCCGGTGCCTGTGGTGCGTTGCTGTGGAACTGATTAAGATAGTTTGTTATCTGTGCCGGTGTCGGCTCCTCAATTCCTAATGCAATTAAGTTCTGCTTTGCTTCTTCCCTTGTCATAAATGATTACCTCCATAATCTACATTTTATTGTCGCGGTTCTTTCCGCTTGGATTTTCGTTTTCCCATTTCACGCATGAGTGCATATAAAATAAAAGCAACCGCCGATTATTGCTCGGTAGTTGCTTTATTTTGCTGATTATTATTAAGTTGTTGAACTATCTCTTGTGCTTGCTTTTCCTGCTTCTCAACATCTGTGATAGTCTTATATAAGTTGTCAAGATAGCCCTTAGACATTAAGAACGTCTTTTCGGCATCCGCCCATAAACCAACCGTCTTAATTGCTACAAGCGGATGTATTCCGGCTTGAAGCAGAACTGTAAGCGTCTGCGCCTTAGTATACATGTTATCTTGTGGACTATGATTGATTTGCACATCAAAGTCCCTTATTGACAGCCCTAAGCCATTAGATAATCCTAATTCGTTGCTGCTGTCTCTAAGAATATTAAGGACCACCTTTGCAAGTCGCTTTTCAGCAGATTTAACAAGTGGGTCTTTGAGCTTGGCTCTCGACTTAGAGAAGTCCCAGCCATTTCTAAGTTCAACCGCTCCCTGTGTGTCACCGCCTGTGTTATTGTTATTCTTATTCGGAATAGCAAGTATTGACTGAACATTATCCCACAGGTCGTTTTTAGCGACCTGACACTGTGTCTGATTAAGCTCCTGTGTCATAATCTCGACATCAGACTTATTGTCCTTATTGATAGACTTAACAACAAGGGCATGGCTTTCTTTCATTTTATTGAAAGTTTCTGTATCAACTTCACAGTTTACAAACTTAACCCAGTACTCAACAAACTGCTGTATACTGTCCATTCTGTTAGACTGCATATTGTTGATTGCATCAAGCATACCAATAACAAGCTCAATATCTGAAAGCCTTTCATGGTTGTTTGGAAATTCAACAATCGGTATCTCCTCGTATGTGTGGAGCTTGGCACTTACAACCTTGCTGTCAACAATCCTGAATGACATTGTGTCGGTAAAAGCCATTTTATACCAGTTGCCATTCTCATCTTTAAGCTCCTGCACAGCAAGAAGTGGTTCCTCTGTGTTACGGTTGTATATGACGAACGTATTAAGCGGTGTAGGTGCCACGATTCTAAATGGCATGTCACTTTTGTTTGTCCGTTGTGCCGCCTTAAATGACGTTCCTGTTGCTGATTGCCACTCGCCGCCCTTAATATCTTTTTCGTGCTTGTTTGCGTCAGCCATATAGTCATTAAGCTTGTCAACTGCTTGGTTGATTTTCTCGTCCTTAGAGCGACTGACATACTGTATCGGTTCGCCATAGGTCTGACCGACTTTGAATTGCACAATCTCGTATGCGTGGTTTTCAACTATGTAATTAGTTATATCTGCATTAGCCGTTTTAGTTCTGTACAGCACTGGTTGGTCGCCTTTGTAGTAATCCCATAAGTACTTGAATATTGACTTATTCCAGTAGAAAGCACTAATACAGTCTCCAATAACCTTTACAATGTTGTCTTTGGTTATCTGCTCCACATCGGTGTATGCAATTTTACGACCATAGCAACCTCTAACAAGGTCTTGAAGTGTTCCACGGTTCATTAGTTATCTGCTCCTTAAAAATATGTCATGCCACTTGCCGTTTTTCTTGGCTCCCATGGCTTTATGTCCGTAATGCCTGTATTTGTGTAATACACAACCTTTTTGTGGCACTTACGGCAACCAACTATTATATTTCCCGAATATTTTCCGTCCCACTCCGCAACCCGGCGGTGGCATTGTGGACAGTATATTTTGCATTTATCTTTTTTCATAAATTACCTTTCACGCAAAAAGCACCGCCATTAAGACGGTGCTTTCCAAAGAGGAGTGAATATTAAGCTCTTGAACGAACTTTTTTCAAGTATAACTATAACATATCGTCAAGCGGACATATCGGACAACTTTAGTTGCTTTTCAGAAACCTCTCACATGCTTTCCTCACGCTGTCCTCTGTATTGCCACCGCCTATATGGTCTGCGACCTTATTCCATGACATATTTTCGAGGTACCTGAGATTTATTATCCTTCTCATGCGGCTATCAGGTATGTTCGCTATAAACTGTTCGACTTCGTTTGTCTTTGTAAGCAAATCATCTTCAAGCAACTGTAAAGTGGTTTTCCTTGAATAAAGCAAAGTCTTTTTGCGACTATATTCAGGATATGGAACGCCATCAATTCGGAAATGCTGCGTGCCACCAAACCCACCAGTGACACTGTCAACAACTTTCTCTCCGTCCTCTATCCTCTGAATATCTGCTTCCAATCGGTCAATTTTGGCTCTTACTTCCCTGATTTCATCTTTAATGTCGATATATTGAGATAAGATACTTTTTGTTGTCATCGTGTCACCTCCTGAATGGATTAACTGCTGCTTCACATTTAGCTACTAAGCTACCTCTTGTAACGAAAAGGCAAAAGTTAGCCAAGCCGTCCGGCACATCGTCATGGTCATTTTTGCCGACTACTGAATAAGTCAAAAGCCATGACATCATAACTCCGTAATCTTCTTTAGGCTTATATTTTTCTTTGTCCCTGAAAAGGACGTGTTTCTTGACCCAATCGGCATTAACAATAATTCTTGTTTCCTTGTTTGTCTCGGTCGGCTTATCTGTGATATTGCATCTTCCACCCATTTCCTCAACTCTTTGAGCAACTTCATAAGATACTCTGTCTCCTCCTGAATTACTCTCGAACTCGCACTGTTGCATTTTGTGGTCTACAATGATGTTGGATAAGCGACTATACTGTATGCCGTAATCTGTGGTATCATCGCAGATGCAATCAACCAAGTAAAAATCGTTGTCGAACTGGTACATACAAGGCAAGAACATAAAGTCGGTTCCTTTGTTCTTAACATCGCAGATTCCGAGGATTGCATCCGGCTCCCTAAGTGGCATTGACATAAAACGTCTAAGGTCGTCATCATGGTAAAGTAGTCCTTCACGCTCAACTGGCTCATTTTTGTACAAACAACGATATGAAATATCGTCCATAGTAAGCTCTTGGTCGTGGAAAAACTCAACCGACATTCCATTATATTTGTAGTCAAAATTACTTCTTCCTGTAGCCGGGTCAATATCAGGAACCGCGATAAAACGAACCCTGTCGCTTTTGGCGTAAATTCTTTGTAATCTCCCTATAACATCGTGTACACTCCAACGTGTAGCAATATGAATTTCCTTAACTTGCTCATTCAGCTTTCTTTGCCTTGCATCAGTTCCATATATACGCCACAGCTTATCAAGCGCTTTCTTATTAAGTGCTTCTTCAATACCACTAACAAGGTCATCACAATACAAATATCTGTTACATCTAACCTTACCGGCATTCTTACTGCCGACAGATGTACATTGTATATTTGAGAACGCTTTCGGCTTGTCGAAATTGATACGCTGTCTTTTTGCATCTGTATTTTGCAGTTTTACGTCAGGAAAAATTTCACTCCATGTGTACTCTTCACTGTTGGTGGTAATATCAAGAACTCCATCATAAAACATTCTTGTAATATCGTCAGAATGGGAAAAGAACAAACTATAATCCTTTGGGTGCCTTCCGATAATCCATGAACAAAAGAACTTCTCTAATGTTGTTTTCTGTGTTCCGGGTGGCATTGAGATAGATAAAAGGTCAAGCTTATCATCTTCGAGGTCTTGTAAAGCTTGAATCAGACCATGCCTGTTTAGCTGTTCCATTTTCGGGGCATAAAATTTTTCTTCTTCTTGCCTATTTTTTTCGAGATACAGTAGATAACTGTGGAAAAGATATGGTGCCTCTAATTTCAACAAGTCATAGTACTTGTCAAGGATTTGGTAATTTTTCTTTGTTTGGTTAGCCAGTGAATCCAAATCCCATATAGACATCTTAGCCAAACTTAGCACATACTGTTCTATAAGCTCTTTAGAGCGCTTAGAAATCTTTAACCCATACTCTGTATCCTTTTCGTTCAGATACGCCGTTTTTGACGCGTCTATGTATGCTCCGATTACCTTATCATCTATTCCGCTTTGCTTTATGTAGTTTTCGTATCCTTGGATTGTTTGCTTCAGATATTCAGATGCCAAAAGAAAAAGCACCTCGCTTTCCAGCAAAGGTGCTTATAGACCTCTGCCTATAATTGTTTTAGGGTAGCGACTACAATCAATCTGTAGCCGGTAATATGCGTAGTCAGTAGTAAAAGCTATCCTTAGCACACCAATATTGTACGCACCTCTTAGTGTTTCGGAAATTATTTAAAGACTATTTTCTTCGTCTTGTTTTAGGGTAGCGCCATAAATCACTTATATGACGGTAATAATTTAATTCTGTTCCCATTTTCTATTATGCTTCTTAACCACGTCCATAATCTCTCGAAACATTTGTTTGTATTCTTCTTTGTCTTGGATTTTTATAAAATTTGAAGCCTTCCAGTATTCCGTAGGCTCTTCTTCACCATGCCTTGTCACTTTCGTCAGATTATTCAGAGTAATTGCAATTAGCGTAATTATGCACTCATATGCTTTTCCTCTTCGATTAACTGTCCTTAATTTCGGTTTTTCTTCAAACAACTTTATTAACTCTGTTATTTGTTCTTTGAGAAATTCCTCGGTTCGATTATTAGAAACATCATTGATTATTTTTTCATATTGCCTTTGACTAATTCCCAATTCTTTTAAGAATTGTTCTATTTGCTCATTGCTAAAATTTTCAATCATATTTCGTTCTCCCATTTCAACCTTTAACTTTCTAAAATTGGCGACTAACTCTGTTTGTTAGCCGGTAAGTTTCTATTTCATTTGTTTTAATATGCTTTCACAAAAACTTATATGTCTTTCAAGTAGCATTGTTTTCACAATCTCGCCTTTTTTTCATGCTATTTGCTAATGATTTTGTTTCCTCTATGATTTTCACTGCTAAAGCTCTTGAAAACTCTATATTGTCTTTAGGGTATCTGCCTAGAATTGATTTCGCATACTCATTAACTGCATCAACTGAAACATCAATACCCATTACTTTTCCAGATACCTCAATGTATTCTGTTCTCTTTTCCTCATTTGTGCATTTATTGTCTTTGTTGTAGCGGCATGTGGTTAAGTTGCAATCATTCATTTTTCAAACCTCCTATTCCGCCAATAATCTATGCAATTCCAAAGCTTCATCACCTTTGAGGAGTTTTCTGGTATAGGTTTTTCCTTTATGGTTCTCAAATACTATTGCTATCGGTATATCTCCTGTTTCCAACCCTAAATCAAAAGCAACTGACATTACTTCTTCGCCTGCTTTTTCAACTCTAGCTGTTGGAACTATAATGTTTTTAGGCATTTTAAATTCGCTCATTCCGCATAAACCTCTCAAAATCTTTCCTGCATATAGGGCATAAATCATATGTACGACCAAACGGAAATAATATGTTTGAATGAATCTCTTTGATTTCTCCCCTTACGTTGCCATCTTCGAAAATGGGACTTGGGGTAAAATAATCGCCAATCGGCATAAATTCAAATTCACTTATTGGTTTTACTTTTATTTCTTCGCCGCACCTGTCGCAAGCGTGCCATTCTTTACTGTGTTTCACTGTGAATTTCCTCCCAGTTCCTGCAAAATTCCTTGAATGTTTTCTCGTCCATCAGTTCAGCTATTTCGTGTAAGTTTGCGATTTTGATTTCTGCGTCGTGCTCATATTGCACATTATTAGCAACAAGATTAATATGAATCGTTGGAAGTTCTCCAGCGTAATGTTCTATTTCATATGAACTGCATAAACACTGTTTGCCGTCAATCATAACTCTAGCGCCTGTTGGGTGTTCTGCTATTGGTTCTACTTTAAATTTATGTATATTACTCATTCTTCCACTGCCTTAATATCCGCCATTAAATTCCGAAAGCCATTCTTTTAGCTCTACATGTGCCCTAGCAAAGCAAAGTTCCATGTCGCAATCACTTTCATTGACAATTATTACATCTTCGCCGTCATGCCTAGCCTCAGGGTAATCATCAGCGCAGCCTTTTTTATAAATCAAAATATTCCAATCGCATATTTTACTATAAGTGATTTTAAGGTGCATAGGGAAGTCTTTTGCTTTATCGTCAAAAAATTTTAAAAATTCGTTCATTCTTTCACCAGCTTTCTGCCACAGATAGGGCAATAATTGATATTTAATGCTCCTGCTCCGTACTCGTTTGCACTATTTGTAAAAGCAAGGGCGTTCTTATTCATAATTTTTCTATTGCATTACCAGACGGCACTATATCTTCGTCCTCTTTTGGTAAAAAATCCCAGTCCGGCAATCCAATTCCTATGTCTTTGCAAAATTCGCACATACGCACACCTCAAATCCTCGTAAAAATGTCTAAATCATAGTTATCTCTGATATGGTTAACAACTTCTTGCAATTCGCTCAAACTCATTCACCTCATTCCTTATCAGCTCACCTATGAACTCACAGTTGCCGTACTTTTTGCCAAGCTCACTTGCTTCTTGGATTATACTGTTCCAGAGTTTATCATCAGCAAAGCTTATCTTGTCTATGTATTTCTTGTGATAATTCCATATATCCCTATACATCCCAAAATAATCCATGTTAAGTCTCCTATAATCGGATAGGAAGGATTCGAACCCCCACTAAGCAATGCTCGACAGATTGCTTGTTTTTGCCCCCAAACTACTATCCGTTATGCGGTTCTACGTTCAACCAAAATTCCCAAAGAGGGACTTGAACCCTCAACCAGCATCAATAATGTACACCATATTGATACCTGCTCTGCCAAACCAGTTCGAGGAACAGGAATTATCAATGCCTCTCCAAAAGTACTCCTAGGATTTCCTTTCTCAGCATTGATTCTGGTGCATCCTTCAACACGCTTGGGCTGGTGGGACTTGAACCCACGACCGACCGGTTATGAGCCGGTTACTCTAACCAACTGAGCTACACCCCAATGTCCGCCCCTTGATTTACTTGCCGGACGGTAGCAAGACTACATTACTACTTTAAGAGGTGGTTTGCCCCATAAGGGCAGTTGGAATGGCAAGGATTGAACTTGCGACCTTCCGCGTATGAGACAGACGTTCTACCAACTGAACTACATCCCATTAGTGTAGACAATGCGACAAGGCCCTTGGCAAGCCCCTGCTTACGCAGCTTTGTTGTCTACACTGTTGCTATTCTTTCGATGCCTCATGTAACACCGGGTAACTACAGCAACGAAACCCAAAACCTATCGAGCCTTGTGACGGCTCTTAACAGCATTCCGCTAATAGGTGGAGTTTATGAAACAACATAACTTAAAAGTCCGATGGTCATTTGCATGACCAAACTGGGCTAGTCGGATTCGAACCGACGAATACAGCAGTCAAAGTGCTGTGCCTTACCGCTTGGCGATAGCCCAATCACTTCTTGAATAAATCCTTGACAAGCAAATAGAATATAACCGCAAGTAGCTCATTAAAAATAAATATGCCAAATGTTACAAGCATGAGCAGTATTATTATCCACATTGATTTTTACTCTTTTCTCGATGCTCAAACTGGCACTTAATCATGTCGGCAACATTCTCACGATTGCCGCCTATACCATGCCCTTTGCGAAATAACTCACAATCAAGCACGTTTCCGCAGCGTGAGCACTCATCGTTTATCTCTTTCCCAAATAGTTTCATTGCGTAACCTCTTTAAAGCCTCATTTATGGCTTTTTCTTCCTGTTTGATGCCTATATTCATACCGAAGTTAATTATCCTCAGTAGAACCGCTATACAGATTGCTACAAAACACCATGCCGGAGCACCTAACACCCACAGAAGATAGAATATCAATATGTCCTGAATCATATATCGCCCTCCTGCCTGTGATTAGCCCTGTAAGCGTCAAAGCCTTGTGGATATCTTGCCCTGAGCTTGTCAACATTCATCTGCATGACTTCATCAAGCGTAAAGTTGCACGCATCGGCTATCATTGCTAAGTACCACATCACATCTCCACATTCCTTTTTCAGATGTTCAAGGTCTATGCCCTTTTCGTGGAATATGCCTTTCTTGATAAGGTCTGAGACTTCCCCAGCCTCACCAGTAAGTCCTAACGCTCCATTAAGCAACTGTGATACTGATATGTCACCCTGATTTGCTATTGCGTCCTCTAAACGCAGTCTATTAAGTCCATCGTTGGTTCTCATTGCCAACTGCTGATATTCGTTACCTCTCATCTTGCTACTCCTCCGATTAAAAGTCTGAAAGTCTCCTTGCCTTTTACGGTTACATAAGTCTGAACATTTGAATAACCAAAAGGTGTTGAAAAATCTTTCAACTGGAACAATCCGTCTTTACGATACTTCTCATAAGGCTTCAATGAATTGTGCTTATCTCGGTACAAATAGCCATTTTCCACAAGCCATTGTGTGAACTGCTGTGGCGGAATGTGTAACTCTTTTGCCGTGTCTCTGAAAGTTGTTAAAAGCTTGCTATCCACAAGGTTGTCAAAATATTCTGCTTTAGGCTTCATCTCGATAATCTTTGCTTCTTTTTCTGCAATAATCTTATTCGCAACTATCAAAGCATTAGCTACTATCTGCTCGGGTGTAAGTTTTTCCTGATTAGCTATGTAACCGCCGTTCTTGCGGATGGATGTAAGAACCTCAGATGTAACCCATTTCTTAAAGTCCTTTGCTTTTTCTAATTTGCTGCTAAAAATCAGAGAATATAGTCCACTTTCATTTACAACAACCATCTGCTGAACACCAGAGGGTGTGCTTACAGAGCAGAGCCTTTTATCTTCTTCGTCAACATTATGTCTTGTTGCTGAATACAAGTCTTTATACTCTAATGCTTTTGCTACATCATTTCCTACGAACCACGGCTCATTATCAATCACAACCGTTCTAATTGCCCCAAATTCAGGGTTTCAAAAATCTTTAACTCATTCATTGCTTATACCTGCCTTTCTGATATTTGCCTTATGAATGGCATAGAAGCTATTAAGGCTTATAGCTTGTTGGGAGCTACCCTATCTATGCCATGGCTTTTTATTTTTGTCGGAGTTTTCGGGACTTAGAGAGGGCTTCTGACTACTTATTTAGACCCCTACCCCCACCGACGCATGGCTGCATTAATGCATCAGCTGGATTGACATACAATTCTCATACAATTCACACAATAGTCATTCATATTCATATCGAATCATTTAACTATTCGCTAAACCCACGTTTGACGAATAGTTGAAAATGTTAGAATGGTTTGTAAACCCTTTATTTATGGGCTTTCTTGAATTGTGTTGAATTGTGTGATAATTCTATGTGATAATGCATCAATTATCACTGTCATTCATTGTGCTATTATCAGACAATTCTAACGGTTTCGGCTGCTGTCCGAGCTGGATCAGCGCATCGGCTCCAAGTGCTTCTCTCTCGGTTCTCTCAGCTCTGGCTCCCGGCATATTCCAGCCGTGGTATCTGTTTAACTTAGGCAACACTTTCATAGGATTGAGCCGTCTATCTTTCATTAAATTAAATAAACTCTCCTCATTATCTTCGGCTATTTTTTTAACCAGGTCTGAACCCGAAGAGCTTAGCCCGCTGTTAATCTGCCAATCGTACAGTGTCTGCTTCCCTATGCCGGACATATCGATAAACCCTTTAATAGTCACTTCTTGACAATGACTATTACACAATCGCTTGTATATATTATTATAAACGTATTCAACTTTACGTTTATCATATTCGTTATTTAAGTTACTATCAGTTTTTAAAACCCTATTACATGGGCCGAATAATAATGCGTTTAACTCTGTAATTATATCTGCCCATATAGACGGAAAAATATCATTCTCATCAATGTTATGTCTATTGCAGTAATTAGTGACTATATCACTAGCCACAATTCTCATATCATCAACAGTCCTGATTGTCTGAATATCATAACTATTATTATCGTTACGCATAATATAATCACCTCCAAATCATAATCTCAATCTTAATCTCTCTCACACATGAGATTATCATATCACATGATTGGTGACGTGACTATATACATAAAGTATATAAAATATAACTTTGGGGTATTTATGGATAGTACTTTGGTACTAATCGTATATACAGTATATAATTATATACGTTTTTAAAAAACTGATTATTTATTTACGCATTTTCATTAATCTTATCTTCTCTAATCTTATCTTCTCTGGGCTACATTCTGTTGACAGTTTGTATACAGATTTTATCGCGTTAACGTAATGATGTGGAAACTGCAGGCTTCCGGCAGCTCTGAAAGTTATAATATAATATACATTCTACGAATCGTTTTTGGGGATTAAATAAGATACATTGTCAAGATATTAACATAACGACAAAAAGACCATATAACCGATTGTTATTGGTCTAAAAATATAAATGTGTGAGATTATTTAATTATTATTATAATAATATCGAATTAAACACTTGTCAATGCTTAAAATACATCAGTATACTATCTGATACGTTGACAATCGGTTAAAAATCATGTATTTTATAAGGGCTGGAAGTGCCGACCGTTATCGCTTGGTACGCTTTTAATCGGTCGTGACTTGGCAGGAGCCATTATTATTTAATTTAATAGGCACTTTACAGCAGAAAACGAACCGGGAAAGTTATTAACCTCGCCCGGTTCGTTTTTTTAATACAAGTTTTCAAACGCTTCCGAAATTGAAGCTGCGAGTTTTGAGCTGGTCAAATTGGAATTGCTGGCTTTTTCAACAGTTTTCGGCAGATTATTCTTAAAATCGGATGCCGCTCTTAACGCATCTGATTTTATCTCTCGCCATGTGCGGTCGATTATATTAATATAATAGTCGCACTGAGAACCGCTCCCTGTCGGCTTGTGGTCGGATATTCTGATTTTATAACAATTTCCGTCATCGTCAGAAATTGTCAGATAATTACTCATGCCGTAGCATGAGCTTTCGTCATGCAGACAAGATAAACCCGTCTGTGATTCTATCTTGCTTGCGAGACACTTGCATCTTGCCGCAAGGTAGTTCTTGCATGTGTAGTACTTTGTTCTATTTTTATCATCGAATTTAAAATCAGCCATTTTAAATCCTCCTTCTTTTTATTTTTTTAAAAGCAACCCGGGGAATCGAACCCCGGCAGTGCGCCGCCTCCGGCGATTGCCTAGTATTTCCGCTGGCACATGACCGGTAGCCCCTGATAGTGCTCGTTCATGTGTAGCTTGGTGCGGAGCCTGTACAGTTCCGCTTTGAGCTGCTCACGCTCACGGTCCGTAGCAGACTCCTGCGCTTCGAGCTGCTCGGCTTCCTCCGGTGTGCAACTCAGCGCCTGAGCTGCACCGGCGAAGAAATCGCCGTTAAAATCGCCGGTGTCGTTAATCCAGCGCAAGCGGTTTTCAACGTCGCTAATCTGGCGAACTAATTCGTCAAATTCCTGCTCCGCCTCGTCCTTCTCCGGCTCCTCCAAGCAGTTGAACTTGACTGCGTAGTGCAGCAGCTTCTGCTCGTCCCCCTCAGCCTTGAGAATGTTCTTTTTGAGGGCGGAGCCGATAAAGAACGGCTCCGCTGACTCTTCGTTAAATTTTAAAATATTCTCGGCAGTAAGTTCTGCTCCATTCTTTAACAAAATTGCCATCTTGGCACCTCCTAAATTTTAATTTTTTCGTGCAACAAACACACGTTCGGAAATTCTTATCTTCTCCCTTCCGACATCATTATAATAACATATGCCTGTTAATCTGTCAACACCTTTTTTGGTGTTTTTAAAAGAATTTAATTTTTTCTTCATCAGTCGGCTCTATTCTGATAATGTCCGACGGCTGGCATCGGAGAATACAACATACCGTGTTTAATGCGTCGAGCCCGAACGGCTCACCTTGTCTCATTCTCTGCATTGTGCTTTCGCCTATCAGTTTTTCACGCCTCAATCGCGCAGGGTTATAACCCTTTGCACTTAGTTCTTTTAATATGTCTATTTTATAAGTTATCATTGGATCACCTCCGTTCTTGTCACATTTATAATAAACATTTTTAAGTTAAAAGTCAACCGAAAATATTTTTCAAAAACACCAAAAAAGGTGTTGACATACACCGTTAAAGGTGTTATTATAATATCAACGAAAGGGAAAAAGAACAGATACAGAACATGTGTTTGTTGTACCCAAAAACAGGGAGGTAGGCAAATGACAGCTTCACAGCTTGAAGACGTTAAAAAGATGATAAGATCAGCCTTTAAAAATAAGTTTGGGTTTGCTCCTTCGGCAAACTCAATCGCAGTACTTGAAGGCAGCTACGACCATGAACATGGGGACAGATGTACATGGTTCGAGTTAACATTCAGTGTAGGCGGCAAGGGCTGGTACCACAGCACGAGAACCGGTGAATTAAAACGCATTGAATGGGCATGATTAAAAAGCAATCGCCGGAGGCGGCGCACTGCCGGGGTTCAACTCCCCGGGTTGCTTCTCTCCCCTGGGGGAGACATTAAAAATAATCATTTTTAGGAGGAATTCCAATGGAACTTGGAAAATTAATAATTATCAATTTAAACTCAAAACCGGTATGTGATGAAACGGTAGATAATCTTTATCATGAAATCGCGCGCACTTTAAACAGGAACGGAGAAATCCTCATCAATAAGGTGCCTGCTAATCAAGTTCAGACACTAGCTCGCGCTATTTTAAGCTACGCACCATTTGGCTACGGAGATAGACAGCAAGAGGTTGAGATTGAAACAGGCAGCGACTGGATGCACATCCACGGAATTAAAAACCGCTCACATATCAGCGGTGGACAAGATGAATATCGCAGTCGAGTCCTTTTAAGAATGTTTGGATTTGATTTTTGAAACAGCCATCGCAGAGGATGCGCGCCGTCTCGCTGGCGGCGGTGGCTTTTCCCCTCTTTTCATAGGGGGGGGTATCAAAAAAAATACATTATAATTTAGGAGGTTTTTTTATGACAAAAACAGAGTTAATGCAGGAATTCGAAAAGCTTCAGGACAGTAAAGGCATAAAAATCGAGGGCATTTATTATAACAGCAAGAAAGACGAGATAGAAAACGCCATCGAGTGTCTGAAATGCCCGGATGAACTGCTAGACAAGTATTTAACGCTTGTGAGCCTCAGATATGAGAATATCGGGCGGCGGTATCGGCTCCGCTTTGGGGCTTGAAAATTTAACAAGGAGGGTTTGACATGGACAAGATAATTGACTGGCTTATGAGCTGCGGCTACACCCGTGCCGATGCAACGACCGAAGCCAACAAGATGATTGAGGCGAATAGATGGGATGGCGCCGAGATGTGCTCCCGTGAGTATGCCATCCAGATGGTGCTTGATACCATCGAGGAGGAATAAGCAGTTAAAAAGAGAACTTTCAGAAGTTCTCTTTTTGTTGTTCCTTGACAAATCAAAATCGAAGTGCTATTTTATCATCAAGCGGACAACTGCGCCCTTAATGGTCGGCAGCTTGTAACGTGATGCTGTTTGGTGGTCTGTTTGTTGTGCCTAACTCTATTGTCATAGGCAGAGCCGGGCGACTTTGGGTGTGAAATTGTACTGGTCCCGCTGTCATACAGAGCTGTTTTTGGCTCAGAAACAACACCAAATCGGAGCCAAATTTTGCGAAAATCTGAAATTAATTTTCAAAATTTACGTTCCGGGTATAGGGGCGTACCAAAAATGTTGACCCGAAAATTTTAGGGAAAAATTTTTAAAAAAAATATCGAGAAAATCAGAAAAAATGACACCAAATCGGAGCCAAATTTCGCAAGAATTTGACTTCGATTTTTTATTTTTCATTTCCATAGGTGGGGGCGATTAAAAATTTTTGCATTATTTTTTGACTTGATTCTGTGCAGTAAAAACCACAGATTTAGCCGCATATATGTTTTGACTAAGTTCGTACATCATGCGTTCCATTGTCATTTCCGGGTTAGTTCTCCGGATGTACTCTAATAACTGTTCTGCTGTCATACTGCCCTCCGAGATAAGCTTGACATAATATTATCAAGCAAGTAAATCAAATCGGTTCCGTACAGGCTTATCCAGTTGGCAAGGTATTCCTCCTGCTCAATCGGCATTGATATGTCATAACTAAAGCAAAACGCATGGCATAGTTCGTGAGCGATTATACGCCTCAGATAAGCCCCTTTAGGTGCTAGCGATACAAATATACTCTTGCGGTTCCAATCGGTCACAGCAAGGCTTGTAGTGCCGTCTGAACGCAATAAGTCAGTGCTTGAGCTGTTGACAAATATTAAGCTCCAGTTAATGCCGTTGATTGTAAACATATTATACCTCGCAATGGCAGGGACATTTTTCTGTCCCTGCCTCATAAATCACATCTTAGTCAACAGGATTGACATTTTGCTCTTCATAAGTGAACGCTCTTCTGGTGTCATGTCGCTTATCATGTCGGTTAAGTCTGTCGACAGTTCTTTCATGTACTCATCAAGTGACTGCATTTTTGCGTCCTTATCCTGCTGGGTGTTAGTCTTGTGCTGTTCCTTGGTCTCCATGTAATGCTTGCGGCTCATGCCACTTCTACCCTCACGCATATCACGCTCGGCAGCACTGCCACTTCTCGGCTGGTCTATCATTCCTATATGCCCCATATCGGAATAATACATACGTCCACGGATTCTATCTATGTCGCGCATACGCTCCATGCCGTCATAGTCCGCCATGTCATCCGGGTATCTGTGCCAGTATGGCGGCTCCTCGTAGCCGCGTCTGCCTACATAACTGCCCTTGCCCTTTGGCGCGTACCTGCCAGTACGCATGTAGCGATATTCATCATAGTATCTTCTGCCGCCCTCTTCGCCGTATTCATCTTTAAGAGCCTTAAGGAGTTCTTTGTTGTATTCTTCTTCCTCTTCGTCAGCTTTCTTCATAGACTTAACGATAACAGCCTTGTACTCTGCCTCGCACAAGTCCTTAATCATATCGACCGCTTCGCCCATTTCCTCTGTGTTGACATTCTCAACACCCTTATCAAGCTCGCATAAGGCTTTCTCTGTAAGACATTCAATCATTCTGTGTATTCTTTCGATATGCATATTACGTCAAGCCTCCCTTACTGCTATTAAGTTACTGTTCTGTACCTCAATAGCCTGTGTAGATGTATTCTGCACCGCTACCGTACTGCAACAGCCGCAAGGTACATCAACATATGCCTGTGCCGATACATTAAATAAGTTTTCAACTGCGGCTGGCGTAACAATCATTTTTGTTGACTGTAAAGGCTCTCCGTCTACTGCAATGGCAAGTGAAATAGCTTCTACTGTGCCACCTGTAGGTATCTGAATGTTGCCGGAATACGATACTAAAAATCTAGCCTTGCACTGATTTGTAATACCTCTTAACTTGATAATTCCACTTCCCTGTCTGTGTACGATACACTTACTACCGCAAACTGGTGTTTCTGTAAATGCAACATCTTCTCCGGCGGCAACTGTTTGTAACGCAATTCCTGTAATTTCCATTGTTTTTACCTCTCTTTCTAAAAAATAAGGGCAAACCATACAAGTCTGCCCCATGCTCCCGACATCAATGTCGGTACCAACGTAATACTGCATAGCAGACATAATCTTTCGATTAAGATACTTGATTATTAAGTTGTTTAGCATCCACAACCTGTATTGCATCCGCATCCGTAAGCATATCCGTAAAGGTTGCTTGCTGGGAATGACGGTACCGGTGTAGGTCTTACTGCATCAATAATCTGATTTGTCTGTGCTGTCATTGCAGTAGTCAGAAGTGCGTTCTGTCTATCCTGTGAAGCAGCTCTGCGTAAATCGTTGTTCTCTGCTGTGAGTGTCGCTATCTTATCCTGTGTCAAGAAGTCAAGGATTGCCCTTGTTCCTGCCTGCTGGCTGTCAATGATGTCTCTTGTATTGCTGTTCATGGTGTTCTGCAATGCGCAAGTGTTCTGTGCCATGTTGTAGTTTACACCTTGGATAGCTTCTCTTGTTTCGCAGCAACAGTTAGCAATCTGTGACTGTAAAGCGTTGGTATTCTGCATATTAGCGACTGTATCAGTGTTAATAGCCTGCTGAATGCCATAGCCGGTCTGCATGATATTTGTGTTAATACCATTAAAGCCGGTAAGCATACTGTTGTTCATAGCGTAGAAGCCATCACAAAGTCCATTGGAAATACCATCTAACTTACTGATGACTGCCTGATTGTCAAACCCTCTCTGAATAGCTGCATCTGTATAACCTGTACCGTTGCCGTTTCCACCGAAACCGCCCCAGCCGTTATTTCCCCAGCCAAAAATTAAGAGTATAACAATCCACCATGCACCATCGCCCCACATGCCATCGTTATTACGATTATTGCCTGTTACTGCGGCAATATCTGCGAGACTAACTCCGTTTGAATTAAACATCTTGTTTACCTCCATTTATTTTATTAACAAATGGGATAACCGGTCATTATGTGCGCACACCCAAAATGTCCTAATTCATCATTTTCTTAATATCATTAAGATTTATTCCTTGTGTATTCATAAAATTATTTAAAATCTGCTCTGCGCCTTGTGTATTTCCACTGTTTATCTGATTAAGTAAGTTTTTTGCCATAGGATTGCCTTGTTTAGCGGACTGCTGTAAGCAATTCATTGCCATTTGCTGCGGATTCCGAATTGACTTAAGTTGATTTATGGTTTGAATTAACTGCTGATTCATTCTTCATCACCGCCCTTGCTTTGAGTTTTTAAAGTTTTTCTTTGTGTCCCTAAGGATTTATCGAATCTATCTTCCAACTGTCCTATCTTCTCTGATAATTCCTCAAATTTATTCAGAAATAACTGTGTGCTTTCGTCTGATAGGGTAAATTTAGCGTTTTCTGCGTTAGACATAGAATTTACTGTCTGATTATCTTTAGGGGCTATATAAGGCTTATACACAATCGTCTTGATTAGTCCGTTAGCATCCCAAGCCTTGACGTATATTTCCGACATATCCTGCTTAGGGAAAAATGCCATTGAGCCGTCCATAGGCACTTCATTAGCGTTGATATTCTCAACAGACTGTACCATTCGCCCATTGATGCCTACTGTCTGTTGCTGATATGTTCCTTGCATCTGTACCGGTGCCTGCTCCTGAGGCTGATACCTTGCTGCCTGCATTTGCTGTAAGTATTGTGGATAACCTGTGTACTGCTGTGGATAATAGCTCAAAATGTTATAAGGATTGTTGCATTGAGGACTGTTCATTTGCATTTTCTTCTTCTACCTCCTCGATAGCTTCGCCAACTGCGTGAATAATAAGAGATACCGTCATCAGGTCTGCTTTTTGAATTTCCTCTTTCGCGAAAATCTTCTCAATCACCTTATCTGACAACATCGCTTATCCCTCCTTTTGCTTATATTTTGGCATAAAAAAAGCCGCCTAAAGCGACAGCTTGGTGACATAAAAGCGACAAATATTCAATTTCCACTTTGAAAAAACGCGATAAATACGGCATTAGCACTAGCATACCGCCGTAGGCACCGCATAAGTTGAGAACTTGACATCGAAGCTGTCGTCAAACTTGTCTATAGCCTTTATAAGTCCGATTGTTCCAATCTGGTTAATGTCCTCCAATTCATATCCTCTTCCGATAAATCGCCTTGAGACACTGTAAACGAGTCCCATATTTTCCATAACAAGCCTGTCACGCGCTGATTTATCGCCATTATGTGCTCTTAAGATAAGTTCTTTGGTATCATCCATATATACCACACCCT